AAGAAGAGAATTATAGGAAGAAGGTTCTATTTTCTTAATAGGTAATAAGAGTATTATAGTATAAGTTAAGTATAATAAGAGTATATATAGTATTATAGTATATATAATAGAGAAAGAGAGCGCGCACACGATCCTTATTATATACACCGTGTGTGACTTATTACTCTTGTTTTTAATAAAAAAAAATATATGTTAAAATACTAACAGTTATATTTCATTGAAGTCAGGATTATTATTAATGTATTATGATACTTATATAGCAAAAGTAATTGGAATTAAACCAGAGCCAGATCCTTTTTTAGCAGCAGCATCTGCAGAGGCTCTTACTTGATCTAAATTCTTTTTAATAAAAGAAGCATATCCTTTTGCAATTGTGGATAATACTTTTGATTTAAATTTACCTTGAGCATCTGTGTCAACTTTAGCACCTTTACCTGGTTCTGCAATAAATTGAATATTTACATTTCCACTTAATCCAGCTTCTTTCATTTCATCCAATACACTCATGAATGGTGCAAATGAATTTAAAAAATTAGTAAAGCTTTTTTGCGCAGAGTCATCACCGAAAAATAATTCAGTAGTTCCGGTTTGACTAACAACAGGTGCTTGAGCGTATTTTAAAAGTAGTTTCAACGTTTCTTTGTTCATAGTATTATTCCTTTTTATTAACAGTAACTTTCTGTAAATATAGATTTAACTATATCATATTTTCTATCAAGATAAATTGTTGCATCTTTATACAAAAAATCAACTATTTTTTTAACACACCATTTCCGCCATATTCCAATACACCACAACTAGAAGATATTCTAATATCTTTTGTCCTATTTTCTAATTCACATTCTTTCTCTAATACTTCTCTGCATTCTTTTAAAAATGAAGTAGTTCCACGTAAAGAAAAAAACAATTATTTAACTGTTCTATTACCACTTAGTTTAGGGGTGTGAAAACACACATCACCATCATTGTAACCTCTTATAAAATGATGTTTTAATGGGTGTGTTTTTAGCCATTCAGGAAATGTATATGTAAACGTCTTTCTTTCTGTTATATTAAATCTAAGCAAATCAGCGCACATCTTTCTTGATGTAATTGCTAGCTCACTTTTTTCTGTATCTTTCCATTTTTCGTTACGATTGCTATGTTTTACAATATATTTATGAACTTTTGCATCAGATTTCATTGTGTCTCTTAATTTTATTAAAAAACTCTCATCTCTTGATGATAATACAATATACAATAAATTTGTTTCTTTACTATTACCATGATTTTTAACACAACCATCAGCGGCTATAAATCCTGCGAGATAAAAAGATTCTTCATTATCTCTTGAGAAAAAATCATGATCACATGTGTGTCTTACCTGTGGCTTGTATTATAAACCAAAAGAAATCATTTTATTTTTAACAGTACCTGGATCACAGTTCAAAAATCTTGCAACTTGTTTTAATGTGCCTAATTTACAATACAATTCTTCTAAATATTCTTTTGTCATATCTGGAATGGTTGTGTTTCTTTTACAATCATATCCTATTATTTCAAAAGCAGAATACAATGTAACAAAACTTATATTATAATACTCTTTTAGTTTTTTTAATGATTTTATACGCTCAAAATCAGCTATTAGCTGTTCTGGAGTCACATTTAGTAGTAGTTTATTTTTTCTCATACTGTGATAAAACCGGCATGCCCTACCCTTAATAGTATCTTTTTTGGCGCACGTGGCGTAATCTATTATAAGCAGGAGAAAGACCACTGGAAGTAAACGAAAATGTTCCCATTGATTTTGGAAATGGTCTCATAGAATTTTTAATCATCTTTGTGTTATCATTCCACATTGTAATAAGAGAGCCAGATTGTGTGTTTAACAAATCAGAAATAGAAGGTGGTGTGAAGTTAATTCCTTGATCACTAATATTTACCTCATATCCTTTTGCAATTAAAGCATGACTTGCCATAGCATAAGCGGCAGCACCATCAACAATAATTTGACCAAATTGCGCGACAAACCCACTATCATCAAAGTTGAAAAATGTAAAGTAAGGTATGCTATTAAAATGGCTAAGTGCTGAACCTAAAAATGTCACAAGCATATCTACAGAAAAAATATCACAATCAACATAAATAACATTTCCATATTGATCTTTGCTTTTTGTTTTGCCGGAGCTATTTAGTCTGGCTCTTAACATTTTTAGCAACTTATTTATGTTATTTATTGCTGCTTGCGAGTAAGTAAAAGGAAAGTCATCTCCAAGATGTGCATATCCATCTGAGTTTATACTTGGTATATCTGTTTTAACAACTGTAAAGCTTAATGTACTTTCAACATAAAAGCCTGATATTAACCCAGACCATAAATCATTGTATGTTCCATAAGGACCATTGATGGGAACTTGGAATGCATATTGATATTTACCTGGAGCAATAAGAGTTACGCCAGTTGTAGTTGGTGTAAGTAATATATGTCCAGTTGGTTGTATGATAGATACAGATGGTAAAGTATCTGTATTTACGGGTTGCCCTAATGAGTCTTTAAATTGAACAGTTAGGTTTACTATATCATTTACGTCAATTGTTTGACCACGGGATTTTTCAGCCATAAGTATCTCCTAAAGTAATAAATATCTTTAGCTACTAGATATATGTTAAAAGTTGTAGTTTTGAAAAATCTTTTATATATTAACAATTAACGTATAATAAATGACTATTACTATGATGAAAGAAATTTGGATAACTAACTTTACAAAAAAAGATATTCTAATAGAAGACCTTGGTATAAAAATACCAAAAATGTCTATTGTAAATTTATTTAAATACAATTTGCTTGAGGAAAATATTTTAAAAAGTATTCAATCAGGCTCAATATTTAAAAAATCACAATATATAAGAATTCGTCAGACTGCACCGGAATTTAGAAAAGAAAGAAAATTAGTATCTGATCAGCCATCGATTAGACTTCAGAAATCTGGTTTCACGCAAGAGAAAAAAGAGTATGATGAATTAAGAATAGATGATGAATTGTTTTCAAGTCAATTTGGCGATGGTGAATTTGATGAAAATGAAAAAAAGGATTTACTATGAGTAATACAGCTTTAAAATACCCAGAATATAATGAAAACTTCTTTAAAGTGGAAGAAAACATTATATCAGAATACAAAAAACTAAATGATAAGTGTGATTCGATTATAGAAAAGATTAAGAAAAGAAAATACAAAAATGAGGAGTGAGTATGGCTAATCCAAAAGAACAAGAAACAAATGCTTTAAATAAAACTGATTTGGCTGTTATTTTGGAAGTAAATAAAAAAGCCATCGAGTTACAAACAGCAGCTGTTTCTCAAAATGAAGAAATTATAGAAAATTTAGAAAGCATAAAAACAAATATAGAGAATTTAGAAAAATCTCTATATAAATTGCAAATTATGTTGATAGCTGGCGCGTTGCCAATTATTTATGAAATAATCAAAGTGATTACTACTAAATAATCAAACAACTTCTACTTCAATCGCTTTGGGCTTACCATCGTGATTTAATCCAATACCAAATCGTACATCCTGACCTTTTACAAGCGTCTTAAATCCATCTGCCAAAATATCAGAGTAATGCACAAACATATCTTTTTGTGGTACTCCGTTTTTTTGCCACGTAATAAAACCAAAACCCTTTGTAAAAAACTCAACTTTACCTGTAAACTTTTCCATTTATTTTTCCTTACACTTAATAGGGATACTTCCCACAAACTTATAGCTTAATTATAGTAGAATAATTGGGCTATTTTCTTTCTCTTCTTTTTCGGTCTGCTCTTTATCTTCGTATACCAATTCACCATTGATTACTAAATGCCCACCACCCGCTCGTCCAGCCAAAAGAAAATAAACTTCTTTTGTTCCATGCTTACCAATATCTAATCTTTCTTGATCTGTTTGAGCATCCTTTAAATACTGATCATACTTTTTAAAAATATTTAACAAATCAGGAAGACAACCAAGTTCTTTTGCTAGTTTAATAAATTGTTTTCTTGTTGCGTTTTCTGGCAATATTTTAAAACCAGATGATGTATCGACTTTCATATTATACCTTGTATGTTTTGTTTGTGAATTCTATGTATGGAGAATTTATTCCTTCAATATTTTTTTTACCATCTAACTCATAAACAACTGTTCTATAATTAGGCAGCTTTGTAGATGGGAATATACCTATAATAAATAATCTGCCTTCATGAATATATTTATGATGCTTATCACAAACAATCATTAAATTTAAATCATGATTATTTGTATTATCTTCTGTACGCTCAATAATATGATGCAAATGAAGATACTCTGTTTCTGCACATTCATTGATTTCACATTTATTTTTTATAAGTTTCTTTTTCTTTGAAGCCACAACAAATATATATCACCTAAAATGAAAAAAGGCACTTTAAGTACCTTTTTTCATTATGATGTTTTTATGCAGACGTAACCCAAAGTTGCACCCACACCAGCAACCGCTGTTCTCACTCTAACAAACTTAGCATATACTGTGGCGTAACTTAAAGCAACAGTACTATTTGCTACGCCTGTTAAGTTCGCCCCAATTACATACCAATTTGTACCATCCTCAGATCCTTCTAAAACAAATTGTGGAGCCGTTGTTGTAATGGCACCCATAAAAACAATTAAATTGGCTATACCAGATCCATCAGAGTTTAATATAGCAGATATGCTATTTAAAGTATTTGGATCAATTGTTCTGTTAAATATTTGTCTAAATCTTTCTCCTGCAACAGAATAGTTCAATCTATTCAAAGATCTTGTAAATGAAGGCGTAGTACCTGCAACTGTTTGAACATATCTAATTCTGTTACCCGTAAGTCTCAGTAAGGGAGTTCTATATGAACCCGTTGTAGTAATTCTTGGAAAATCATAAATTCTATACCAACTTGTACCTGAGTCATCAGATTCCTCAATACCAACATCCATGGTTGGTGTGGTGCCTGTTACAGCTGTGACTTGAATATTAAATTCGGCAGATTGAGCGTTACCTTGTGTGACCGCCGCTGTTGTTGTAGTTGTTGTAAGTGCTGCAGAAGCAATATCATTAACTAAAACACCAGCATTTAAACCAGCTCCAGTAACTGCTGCAACTGTAGTTACACCAGTTACAGTTGTAACCGTACCAATATTTGGTGTGTTTTGAATATTTACAGGTATTGAAGATGTTTGATCAGATAATGGACGACCAAGTATTTCAACTCTCTCTCTATCATAATCAAATACACGCACAAAAGATAGTCTAAAATCTGTACGTTTAATTACACCACCACCACAGTTTGTAACTGTAAAATCAGCTGGAGCAACCATAGAGCCAATTGGCTCTAATTCTAATGTTGTTGTTGCGATGTTTCTAATTCTCCACGCACCATCAACACCTAATGTACCACCATTTACAGCATTTCTAACACCAACAAGATTAATATAGTCACCAATAAGTAAACCAGACCAAGAAGCGTTTCCAACAAGTGTTAAAATACCAGATGTAAGTGTTGCGGTAGATGCAACAACAGCATTATAACCTAAAGCAGAACCTAAGTTACCACCCTGCACTTTTGCTACAAAACCACCATAACTTGTTGCAGTTGCAATTGCACCAAAGGATACTGTAATAGATGTAGGGTTAACAATAGACGTAATTGGTGCCGCTGTTAGTTGATTTTGGAAATTTGTTTGGTCCCTAACACCATAAATAATAATTTGATCTGCAGTTGTGAGATTATGAGCAACATCAAATACAATCGTAGCAACTGCTGAACCTGATTTAGTAATAGATACAATTTGTGCTGTTGGTACTGTTAAAGAATCTGAATTATATGTTCTAAATCTTAACTTATAATAATTCAAATGATTTGGACAAACTTGTGTTCGAGTATATCTTGCAATAGTTCCAGTAGTGCCGTCAACAACACTATCATGCCACTGCAATCTATCTACCTGAATAGCAGCTCTAAACTCAGTTGTTGGTTGAAACGTGTAATTATAAGCAGCGTTTACTGCTTGAAGAGAAGCTGTTGTTGAGATTGTTGAAGAATGATTTCCAGCAATAGTACCACCTGGTAAAACATCACCAGCTTCACTTCTTGCATAAAATGAAGCGTTTGTTACGGTGGGGTTTTCAAAAATTATAGCTGTGCCATTTTGAGCACCTTGCATTGCTGTTCTGTAAAAAACAAAGCCAGATGTAAATGGACCCGCAGTAACGCTTGGTAAAGTGCCACCAGGACCAGCTGTAGCTGTAAATTGTGTGGATGATGGAGTACTTGCAACAACTAAAGCTGGATAATTGAAACGAGAATCAGATACGCCCTTAATACCAACTCTATAACCAACCTTCAAATTGTGAGCAACAGATGTGTTTACTGTTAATGTTGTTGTATTTTGAGAGATAGAAGATATTGCTATATCAGCTATTGTGGCAGTTGGAGTAGATGTATCAATAATTTCAGCTGAAAATTCTTGACCTAAAGTTCTTTGAGAGAGTGACAATCCAAGACTTAATTCAATAGGTAGTTGAAAATTAATAGATGATTCTATTTTTGATGTAGTTCCTGCTGTTAATGGATCTTTTGAAATAACCAAATAAGAAGCCGCTGCGGCATTACCATCTAACATGATAATATCACCAGATCCTTTTGTCTCAATCCATTTTAAGTTAGGAGTATAGGATTCAAAAGCCTCTCTAAATTTTGTTGTAATATTTGTTAAACTTTTAACAGATGTTGCTGTAAATGGAATTGATCTTTCTAATGCATGAGCATCCAATCTAATAGTACCAGATGTATAAGAGGTAACTCTTATACGAATGTATTTATAACCATAAGATGGCAAGAAGAATACTTGACCAGCAATATTTGCATAAGAACTTGTATCATTTGTTGATGGACTATAAGCTTCAATATTTGTCCAACCAGAATCATCTAAATAATTTGTTCCTTGAAAATATATATTTACATTATTCCAAGAAACTGGCGCTGAAAATTGTAATAAAACACCAGAAATTTGAGAGCAATCTAAAGTTAGTAAATTTGTATTATTTGAAGATGCTGTTAGGTTACTAAAAACTTTACCAGGTGAAGCTTTTGCAATAATCCCATCACTTTCAGATAATGTTGATACTTGAACGGCATTGTGATTTTTAACTGTAATATAAGAAATATTAACTGTAGTATTTGAAGCCACCATACCAGTGTTGACCATCTTAACACCAGCATCCATAATATCAAAGGAAGTGGGTATAACTAAAGAATGTTCAGCAACTTTAACACCATTGATGAAAAAGTATACAACTTCTGTAAATATTTCAACCCTATAATCAACATCATTTGCTGTTGTTAAACCTGTTGGTAAATTAACTAATGTTTGTTGTAAATCAGAACCAGTTGGTACTGCAGTTGGATTTCTACCTGTTTCACAAATAATTTGTGTATCTGAAGTTCCATTTGCATTAAATCTTGCTAACCATCTTGGGTTTGTTGCAGCTTCATCAAAACCAAATCTAATTTCTTGATTCACTATTCTTTGAGAGATAGAAATTACTGCACGATAAATTAATGGTAAATAATCAACACCCCTACCAAAAGCAATATTTGATCCACTTGTTGTTCCAGAATTTAATGTAGCTTTACCAAATCCAATTGTATAATTTCCACCATTCGCTTGAGTGGTCTTCATTAAAGATCTAGATGCTGCACCAGAAGTTGAACCTGTGTAAGCAGATACTAATTTTAATTTTGTATCCGAAATAATACTTTCGATTTGTGTATATTTAGATTCATTATCAGCATTGATTTTAAAATAATCTTTATAATGAACATCATAAGAGTAAAAACCAGTACCAGTTACAATATCTCCAGATACAGTGACATTACCAATAGAATAATCTAAAGTTGAATTAGGGAAGTTAACTCTAAATGTACCTTCATCTGTTAATACTGCAGATCTTGTTTGTAAATTACCACCTTGATCAATAGATGGTTGTACTAATAAACTATCTTTTGGTCCACTATAATTTGGATAAAATGATGATCTTGGTAATAACTCAGATGTTTGAATTGCACCACCACTTGTTCCCTGCAAAATCAAATCACCTAAAGATGGAGCTGATGCTAAATCAGTATCTGTTGTTTGATTTCTCCATATCGTTGATGATAAAGAAGGAGATGCAGAAGAAACGTCAAATATTTTTGTTTCAACTAATACATCACCAATAGATGCATTTGTGAAAGAATTTTTAACAATATAAATAGAGTTCACAAGCTCTCTATCTACACTAGAGCCTGAACTGCCACTGCCAATGCTACCAAATGAACTCATTGAATACCTTATTGTTTGTAAAAGTTTTACTAATATAATAATGAAAAATGCATAACATATATATGTTACGCATTCTTAACTATAGATAAGGTTTTGTTTAGTTTACAGAAACTACTTTAGTACCAGTTAAAGTTTTATTTAATGTTAACCAAAGTTCATTCGAACCATCAAAAACAACTTTTGATGCAAAGTAGTCAACATCTTCAACAAGAGTTACACCATCCAATTTAACAACTGGGGAAGCACTTCCTGTATAAGACTTAACACGTAATACTGGGTTTTTCAAAGTTTTTGTACTTAAAGTAAATGTTGCAGATAAAACATTTGCGTTTGCTGTAAATGTATATGCACTATATACTGGATCGAAACTTGAACTACCATAACTCAAAGATGTTGAGTCACTTACACCAGCTGGACCGGATGTTGTTACACTTCCTGTAGACGCTGATACTGTTGCTTCCAAGGAATATTGCGAATCAGTTACAATTGAATCAACAGATCCTTTTGATCCCAAGTTAAACAATAAACTGTAGCTTCGTTTTGGATATCCAGAGGAGGAAGATGCGTCACCATATGTTGGGAATGAAGTTTGACCAATTGAACCCATGTTTGTACCCCAAGCCATTAACTTTGAGTTAGCGTCATAAGGTAAATTGTATTGATTTAATTGATATGTCCAATTCCAGTCATAAGGTAAACCAGAAGCTCCAATACCAGAGTCAACAATTCGTGTGGAACTTGTTTTACCCCAATTTGTATAGAACCAACCTTGACCAGCATCCTTAGCTGTATATTTTTCAGTTTGAACCAATGACATTTCACTGTTATTTGAATTTGTCCACATTACAGTGTGTGGCATAAGTGTGGCTACATTGTATATCCATGTTCCTGATGAAAGTGATACTGGTGAACTTGTTGTTCTAAATTTATAATGGTCACCCCATCCTAAACCAGAAATTGGTCCTTCAACACCATCATATTTCAATGCTCCGTAAGGTGAGCGATCATCTGCATTAAATGCATTTGCCGCTAACAAAGAGCTATCAATAGTATGAGCCCAAACAATACTGTCACGACCCGTTGAAAACACATAATGAATTTTTGTTTTTACTGGTCTATCAACTTGTGGGTAAGTAGGTAGCTCACCCTGTGAACGTAGTACATCCCAAGAGTATTCGTAAATAGAATGATGCTTTCCTGCGAAAATCGTTCTAAATGTACCCGCAGCACGACGTGATGACATTGTATCTCGATCTGCACCACCAGATAAATGATGTACTGTATATCCCCAGCCTGGAGCCTCTGTTCTTGCAGCTGCGTCCACCACTGTTGAGGCAAGTAAGTAACTGCATTTTACGATATAACCACCATAAAAACCAGATGGGTCTAAAGCGTCATTTCTAACTAAATAACATGATCTTTCTTTATTCGCAGAATCTTTCCATGTAAACAAATCTGAATTATATCCAGACAAACTCACATTCGAATATGCAATTGCTGCAAATGGTGTAGGTGGAGCTACAATTGAATCGTTTACACTAAATGTATGTGTGCCTGTGAAGCTTTTCTTTAAAACAACAAATAATGTTTGACTTGCACTATCAAGAGAAGTTACATAATCAGTAGTTGTTAAAGTAATATCATCATACTTTAAATCTGTTGGAACAGCTGTTGTATATGGCTTAATTCTAAACATAGGATTAACAACCGTTTTTGTACCAGCAGCCATACTCACAACCATCGCATTGTAAGTGTCAGGTGTTACATCAATTGTTCCATAAATTGGATTATATCCATTTGATAAACTAACCGTATCTGACCTGCCAATACCAGCAACAGAAGTTGTTACCAAAGAACCACGAGTTGCTGTTGTTGCCAATGCTACCAATGCTTCTTGACGAGTTACGGCTGTTGATGTTACTGTTTTTTGACCAAGCAATACATACAAAGAATAACTTTGATATGGATAACCTGTAATTGTACCTACACCACCAGTTGCATATTTAGAGGCTGAATTTGTACCAACTGCACCATATTGCATTTGCCAACCAATAGGCTTTGAAGTTGTTGTTGGTAATTGCCATTGATGCAATGAATATGTCCAGTTCCAATCATATGGCATATTTGGAGTTGCTGGCATACCAGAGTCAACTACTTTTGTTGCTGATGTTTTTGTCCAATTTGTATACAACATTCCTTGTCCAGCATCTTGTTTTGTATAAGGTGATGTTGCTAACAAACCAATTTCAGCATTTTTTGTGTTATTCCAAGAATAAACATAAGGTAATGTGTTTGCAACATTGTATGTCCATGTTGAACTCATCGTTGCGGGGGCACTTGTAGTTAAAAATTTGTATTTATCACCCCAACCCACACCGTCAATAGTTGATGTTGCTACATCTGCATACTCTAAATCTCCATAAGGTGATTTAGCATCCCCCGAATAACCCGCCAATGCATATGAACTTGTATCATGTGTTACAGTATATACTGGATGATCTTTTCCAGAAATAAACATCCATTGTACTTTTACTGGAACATTAATAACTGCTCCTCCAGATGATTTTAATTGAGAGTAACTATACTCAATGATTGTATGCTCCGCACCCGAAGATACAACTGTCTTTACTCCACCAGGTGTGTATTTTGTGGAAAACAAAACATAGTCACTTCCCCTTTGCGTTGCAGCAAAACCAAAACCAGGTTGAGTCGCCCCTGCCGTAACAGTCCGTGTTACATTTGTTGGTAATACATATGTGTATTTACGAAGATAACCACCGTAAGATCCAGAAGGATCTGTTGTAGTGGTTGGATCTACCATAAATGCGGTACGTGTTTTTCCACCTGAATCTGTCCAAGAAACTGTTGTTCCAACATAACCAGCATCTGTTGTTGCAGATGAAGTTAACTTACTGGTTGATTTACCGACATCAATATTATTTTCACACGCCAGTGAAAATAAAGTAAATAGTAAAATCATTAATGACATTATTTTTTTCATACTACTCCTCATTGTCATACCCAAAATATGACTCACAAAATATAAGACGCGCTCAACAAAAATGTCAAGCGCCTCGTGTCGTTTAAATTTCAATCAAACATCTGTTTCAATGTACTGACTGATAACATCTATTGATGTTGCCGCAGCTGTTGTTCCATTATTAATCCATATTTGTAAATCTAATAATTGAGTATCCGCTGGTCTACGTGTGGAAATTTGATCATCATATGTAGCACCATTATCTAATCGTAATAACCTTGTTGAAATTTTACTTGTAACAGGTGTACTTATAATAGTTACTTCATATGGAATATTTATAGTTTGTGCAGGAAAACCGGCGCCAGCATCAGTTAACAATGCACCAACTGTTGTGTCATTTTGAATTAAATTTACATTCGCTCCACCTGCATCACAACCAAAACCAATAACATTTGTAAGTGTGCTTGGATTAACGTTACCAATAACGGCAGCTGATCCAATTAAACCAACAAACCATCTATTTGTTGCGTTAGCTGTACTTACAAAAAATCTTGCTTTGTAAATAAAACCACCACGATTCAACGCGCCACCAACTGTAAATTGTAAAGCACCATTTCTAATACCAGCGCTTGTTCCAGCAGTAGTAGAACTGACATAACCAATTCTTCGAGATTGTGTGGCAACGTTTGTTACCGCTACTGTTCTAGCAGTTGCAGTACCCGTTACAGTAGCGCCCATACCAATTGCAGATACAGTTGTACTATTTCCATTTGCTGTAAAAAAACCAACTTTATTATCTGAAAGACATGGTTGTATAGGTGCATAGTTTAAACCAGGTCTATACATACAAAGTCTTTCATAATTTTTAACAAGTTCTGTAAATAATACAACCCCACCCAGATAAGCTGGTGCTGTTGGTATTGTTGTAGTATTACCAACAACTAAACTACCTGTTGATTCTACTGTTAGCTTAGAAGCTCCTGCAAAAGCGCCTGCATTATTGTATTGCACTTGACCTGTAGTACCACCTGGTGAGCCGCTGCCACCAGTAACAGCTACTGTTGCAGTTGAACCAGATACTGTTGCCGCGACAGCAGTGCCAGTGAAATTAACTGTGTTTACAGGACCTTGATCAGCCCCTTCATCTTGTATAATAATAGGTGGATTATATAAAGGCATAACTAAACTCTCATGTTAACTGTGTGATACGAGCACTGCCAACCGCAGATACCCATATACCATCTATAACACCAGTATAAGAAGAAGGAACTTCATAATAACCTGATGGAGCAATTTTTACCGTAAAAGATGTTGTCGATGCTGTGGCACCAAGTTTTAAATATAAGAAGGAAGAACTATCATTATAAAATGTAGCCCCTTTTCTTAATGTATTTAATGCCAATAAAGTAACGGTTGTTATGGATGCCGCAACGCTTGTTATTGCACTTGTTGTTGAAGTGTCAGTGGTAACAGGAATAGCTGGTTGATCGGAGGCTAAAACAACTGGAGCAGAGTTTGCTGATGTTTTTTGACCTAATGTATTTAATCTTGCTGTTAAAGTTGCATCTAATGCTAAACCATTAGTTGTACCAATATTCGCTGTTACTGTACCTGATACAACAGCATTTAAATTGCTTCCAGTCGCTTGTGTGACAGTAACAGTACCAGAAACAGCTTGCGTTCCAGATGGAATATTACGCACAATTAATCCATATTCAGAACCAACTGGAGTTGTATTTGTTAAAGCAGCATTATTTGTGCCATCACTTATCTTAGTGCGTGCTGTACCGCCTGTTAAAGTTGCATCTAACGCCAAACCACCAGTTGTACCAATGTTAGCTGTTACTGTACCAGTAACAATAGCGTTTAAATTGCTTCCTGTAGATTGCGTAACTGTAACAGTACCTGATACAGGCTGTGTTGTTGTACCTGTTGGATCAATCCTTACAGTGCCATCTGTAGCGACTCTAACAGCTTTTAACAGAGTTCCGTCAGATCCACCCATAAATGTAGCGGAAGCTGGTACAGCTGAACCTGTGGCAGAAACAGAGGCATTGTTAAAATTACCTGAAGCAACAACAGTTGCATTTAAGTTTGCGGCTGTTGCTTGTGTGACAGTAACAGTACCAGAAACAGCTTGCGTTCCAGATGGAATATTACGCACAATTAATCCATATTCAGAACCACCTGGAGTTGTATTTGTTAAAGCGGCATTATTTGTACCGTCACTTATCTTAGTACGTGCTGTACCGCCTGTTAAAGTTGCATCTAACGCCAAACCACCAGTTGTGCCTACGTTTGCAGTAACAGTACCAGTAACAACAGCGTTTAAATTGCTTCCTGTAGATTGCGTAACTGTAACGGTACCAGATACAGGTTGAGTTGTTGTTCCAGATGGATCAACTTTTAAAACACCAGTATTATCTGTTTTTAAATATCTAAAATTAGTACCATCAGAACCAGCAACTGTTAAAGCAGAAGTAGTAGCAGTAACTGCTTTACCATTTGTGATAGCGGCTTCATAGCCATCGCTATTATAAATAATTGAAATTGGGGACTCTAAAGACATTTTTTTACCTTACTTTTAAAATTAAGAAATTACACGCACTCTACTTACTTCAAAAACACCTGAGTAAGTTATATTTTCTGTACAAGTTGTTACGATAGCATTAAATTCATCATATACATGCCACAATATTTGATTAACTGTTTTATTTGGATTATAAGATATTGTCTTATCATATATCTTGTTTGTTTTAGCTATAGATGTATACCATGTAATTACCTCAGGAAATGGTGTACCATAAACATTTATAATTTCTTTATAAGCACCAGAGGCGTACCCTTCAAAAGGTCCATTTATAGATAAGTGTATTAGTTTCCTAATAGAATCATGATCAATATAAGATGGAGATCCATCCACAATGGATAAAAAATACCCATCTGCACCAGGCAATAAAGCTTCCCATTGTGTACTATTTAAAAATGGAATAGCACCTGGAGCTTGACTTAATAAATGAAAATTAATAACATTTGGATTTGGGAAGTAACCATCTAAATCCCCACCTACCGGACCTGTTACAGTAGTGCTAACTTCCAATGGAAACCAATAAACATTAGAATCATCTCTACGATAAATTGTATTTGTATCTGTTCTCCAAATAACTTCACCTGGATATGTAGATACTGGAAATGAACTTAAAGCTGGTAAAGATAATATACCACCATGCGCCCTATCAAATGAATAAGCACCTGTAATTGTTTTATCCGAAGAATCATTTATATTTACTTGAACTATAGCTACTGCGCTCATACTATCCTCATAAATGTCATATAATTCTTATGTATTCAACGTTCTTTATATAGTTCCTATCATAAACAATATTTATTGTTAACAAAGATACCACAGACCCTATATTATTATAGCATATTGAATTTACTTTTGTTATTTTATTTAGTGTATAAAATATTTCATATTCTTGATTTTTTTCAGCTAATGTATTATCCTTATATATTGTGTAATTTATTGGTTTTTGTACAGTGTATCCATCATATGTAATTACACCATAACCATCAATAACATAATCATGTGCTAATGTATTTAATCTTTCATGACTATTTATAGAAAGACCTGTTGAATTTTGCGCCAAATAATCTAAAGCAGATTGAACGTTATTTGCTGGTATCAAAGAAGTGGAATTATCATAGCCAATTACAGATGCACCAGATCTATAAATAAAATGACAATACCCATCTAAAGAATCTGATATTGTTTCATATGTATTAAATGTACTATCTGATAGTATTTGTTTAATTGTAACATAGCCATCAATTGTACTTGTTTTTAAATAAACTCTATCAAAAATATCTGGCTTTAATTCATCAAACAATAAATTAAAACCAGAAACAGATAATATACCTGATGTAATAGAAGATAGTGTAATATTAGATACAAAAGAGTAATACCCATCAGAAGAAATCTCTTTCTTATATGGTATATCAGATCTTTTAATATCAATATTACGTAAAGTCATTCTTTAGCCCAAGCATCCACTCTTACAACAGAGCTACTTCCAGATTTTAATCGAAACCAAATTTTATTACATGTTCTATGATCAAATAACAATGCACCAACAGTTGCAGGATTTAATTCTCCATGCACCGTGAAACCATTAAATGAATATTCAACAATACCAGTACCTTCATTATACAAAGAAAATGATTGTACCGGAAATGTAATTAATACATCAGGATAATAACCATCTACTGGTGAGCCAAATGTTGCACTTGATATTGTTTTCTTTTGAAAGAAGTTATAATCTCTTCCTAGTGATACTCTATAATCTGCCATAATACTCCTAAAATTATTATCAAATTAATGCGATTACATGTATATTATATATGTAATTACATCACCTTTTGTAAGTGACTGATAAAATTTAACATGTGTTGAATCTATTTCCATATAAGAAGCTGAACCTTCAATTGCACCAGGATGTTTTAATAATCCCCTAACAAATATCTGCATGTTTTGACCACTTACAGATGGAGTATAACTATTGCCACCAGGTAATACTCTTGTTGTATTTGCTGGCACATCTACTGATACAATTTCATTTACACGTAAACCTGTAGAAGATCCGCCTGATGCATTGCTTAATGCTTGTAAGCTTTGTGTGATACTTTGACCAGATGTTAGTATTCCACCTGAATAATTTCTATTTCCCACTTCAGCATTTATTAAATTAACAATATCCACAATAGATGGCGTAGTTGATAATCCACTGAAAATAAAATTTGTTGTTTTGTTTGTTAAATTACTATACAAATCTAAACTATTTGTAGCCCCAATCAAATTATAAACATCTGTTAAATTTACATTTTGAGGGCGACTATTTCTAAAAGAATTCTCATCAATCACATCTAATCTTTCTCTAAATGGATAGTAAAATTTCATAGAAGATGGTTGTGTGCCCTCCCAAGTATAAGGCACACCATGATCAATTGTATCTCCAATAGCTATTTTAAAAAAAGCAATTTCGACAGAATTTGGAGAGATGGAACTTCCTGCTCTTGTTCTACCAAATACTTGATAACCATCTGGTACACCTGTTTGATCAAAATCAACAAATGTTGACTCATAATTTAAAGAATCAGCACCATCAGAAATAGGCACACCAAGATTGTTTATTAAATTCGCATGATGAAAATCACCTGTAGAAGATAATGTAATATATCCATCACCAATATTTACTGTACTTACTTTATTCTTAGTAATAACAAATGATTTTGCATCTGTTGTTTTGCCAGAAAGATTTGTTAAATTAGTAGGTATATTTGTGGATAAATCATTTGGTCTTAGATATGTCGGGATATCTGAGTAAAAACTAGATGTTCCTTTGATGTTTTTTCTATCTGTTCTTATATAGTTAATATCATCTTCTAAAGAATATGGCTTTCTTTCTTGCCATGAAATACTTCCGTTATTACCATCTGTTGCACCAACACTATTTTCAATGGTAATAGATGTATTTGAGTTTACATTTTTTATTAGAAACGTTCCATTGTTATTTGAATTTGATGCATTGTATATTGTAATAAAATTACCAATAGAATTGCTTGTAAAACCAGTTAATCCAGATATTTCTATATTAGCACCTAATATAATAGATGCTGATGTACCTAATTTACCAGGTATTGTTTCACCAAGTTTATTAAACTCATCAATAAGAGACATTGATGAGTTTTGATTTAGTGATCCAGAAATATCAAGATCTTGTTTTAAGGAATTATATCTTGTAGTCATTTTATACCCTTACAGTATAGCTGCAGCGTAAATCACTTAATGCACTTGGTAGGAAACTAATGATTTCAATAGAATCATACCCACTACCTGTTCCGCCTGATTCTAACACGCGATAATCAACGCCTTCAAAAATACCCCTACCATTATGAGTAACTGAAATGTGGAACTTATTTCCATCATACAATCCATTTATAAATTTTTCAGGTGTGTAAAAAATTCTATTTGAACTATTTTTTATTCCTATTAAAAAAATATCCTCTCTTTTTGCGTATGTTAATGCGCCAATTGCAGCCGTCACTTCCAATCCGTTTGTAATACCAGCTGACATTAAAAATTGTTTTTGATTATCATTAAATTGCAATAAGTCAACATCAGAGCAAACAACACGTATTTCACCCGCTCTTATTTTTGTATTTAACTCACCTTTTAATAAAGATATTCTTATTTCAGATTCACCAACACCACGGATAGCTAATAAATCTCGTGTGCATCCATATAAAATTGGATTTTGGAATATTTGTAATGTCTTTCTTATTGGCGAGATATTTAATACTATAAAACAACCATATTGTTTTAAATAAGGACCAAAAGAATTATTTCCCATCTTCCACCAATCTATCTTTAATCGTAATAGTCACTGTTCTTTCTACATTTGGATTTTCTTTGTTTGCTTTTACACCACCAAATAATTTTTCTAATAAATCAGAATAAGATGAAACAGTAACATCATGTTTGGTAATTTTTTCAGGTTCAGATCTCATTAAATCTTCATCTTTTTTTAAGATGATTGTTTTTATTTCAGATTCTGATTTTTCTTTAATATCATCCATTGTTAAACGATATCTAACATGCAATAATTGTGTGATATACTCTAAATTTCCAACAGCTGGTTGATTTGAACTATACTCATTATCATCAATATTAACACGCAAACATTTATCCAATGTGTTTTTTAAAATTCTACAATAACTATCTTGCCATTGAGGATCTTTTTGATAATCTTGGTGAATATCATCCAATATGCCTTTTAACTTTTTAAATACCTTTAATTTAGCAACTGTTGCTTCAGAAATGAAAGATTCACTTCTATTATAATTTTGTAAGCCTCTTCTGGAGATAAATTCAGTTTCAGAATTTACATGCCTTGTATCAAATGCTAATTTTTGAAAACCATTTGTATTATTTAATAGTGACTTTCTAAAAAACAAATATTCTTGACGTTTAGAGATACCATCTCTTACATCAAGAATAGTTTTTATTATATCCAACTGAATGCTCATGGATATATGACTTTTTAGCCATTATATTCCAATTTCATTTTTTTAATTTTTTAAGAGTTTTCAAAGCATCATCTGCTTTTTTAGCTATCTTCTTGGCTTTTTGGGCGATTGCCGATGTTTTATGTACATCTGCATTACCAGCTCCTGGAGTTGCTTGTAATGAACCTGCAGGAAAAGCGGGCGAGCCAGGAGCGATTACTCCACGTTCATCTGCACGTGGCTTTTGACTCACATATTGAGCTTTAGAAACTGCATCTTTAATCAATTGTGGTTCAGCTGGATTTCCGGTAGCTGGATAACCATGCTGTTTGCAATAATCAATTACAGCTTGATACAATTTTGGTCCCCAAAGTTTTGGATTATGTGCAGATGGCACATAAAAACCTTGCATAAGCAACATGTAATAAACTTCTTCTTTTTCTGGAAGACTTTCCCATGTTTTAGAAAAAGCAGTCCATGGTTGTGGAGCGTGAACAACTTTTTGTGGGGTTACAGATTGATGACCAACGCCAATAGGACCTAGTGGCATCCTTGATTGATTTTCTGTTTCCGGAAATGATGCATATTGACCATATTTTGCGAATAATTTATATAAACTCATAAGTTCATGTTAAAATAATCATAAAAATAATCTTGTTTTTGCGTAAATGGCAAAATGTTTGTTATTTTTGAATGCGATTAAATAAGGAAAATGTTCAGCATAAAAATAAGCTGTTAAATTTTTGAAATGATATCCAACCATAATATTATCAATATAATAATATTTATTTTCCCCTGAAATAACAGCAGGACCATATTCATTATCTAAAAAATTCAACTTATTATCCTTATAAATGTAAATATCTTTATCAAAAAATATCTTGTAATATCTTTTATTGAAAACAACTTTATACAATTGTTTTGTAATATTTGACATAACCAAATAACAAAAAACCACCCGAAGGTGGTTTTTTAAGTTACTTTATTCTAAGAATCAGACGCCGTTTGTAACGCTCTTGCGACCAGCGGCAACACCGCGTGGATTGACAATTGCGATACCGATTTCTTCAGAAACAACCCAACCAAGTTTTAGTTGTTTTGGTTCGTCAGCTGGGATAACAGAGATGCCTTCGCGGATTGGCATGACACCAACGAACTCTGCATCTGCGCAAGCATAAACTGTTCCTGGTGGAATGATTTTGCTGACGATGATATCTGCACCGAACAAAGATCCATACAAACCTGTTTGGAGAATTTCACGTTGGCTAACTGGGTCGATTTCTCCACCACCTGTGCCTTGACCACCACCAGAACCCCAGCGAAGGATATCAGCAAACTCATTGATGTTCATGAAGTACTTAGCAGTTACTAAGTCCCAGTGATCAATTTGAGTCTTTAGCTCGATAAGATCGCGTTTGAGTAAACCGCCATCGGTAATATCTTGAACAGTGTTTTCAACACCAGCAGCAGAGTCAATGGCTGCGAAAACGTTTGCGTCTTCTTGTGCCATGATTTCTTGCTTTGCCTTTTGAACTGCACGGTCAATGATATTGAAACGGCGTCTACGAACTTCGTTCATACGAACGGTTGGGTTGGCATAAAGTTCAAAGGTTGGAACAACAACGCGATCTCCCCATGTACGGCTTTCTGGACCAGAACCGTTTGCTGAAACAACAACGGCAGTAACATCAATATCACGTTCGTAAGTTGGGTTTGCACCTTGTTCGAGTTCGTCTACAACGAGTGCACGACGAGCGACACCTTGGTAGTCTAAGTTTTTGCGACAAAACTTGTTACAATTACTACCTAAATTGGCTTAGTCATTTCTGCTAAGCTCTTTACATTCCTGTAAAGATCAGACTATATCATCATTCTTTTTGAATGTTTGGCATGTAGTCGTTGAGGATTCTAAAGTGTGTAAAACCAAATATTTTTCAATTATATTATATAGTTTTATTGAGTTTTTTTTATTTAGATATAAACCATAATATTTTTTGGTTTTATACATTCTTTCTACAATCTTTGATCGTAAATCAAAACATCTTAATAAATAACTCTGAAGTTTTTTATTTTCATCTAATGAATATTTGCTTGTATCAAATCTTATTTGCTGATCGTTTATTTTCGCCCCTGATAGGAACCAATAAGCCAAAGATTCTTCATTCATCATAAAATCTAAATTGTTACTAATTGTTTTTTTTCCATTTAAATAAAATTCTTTATACATCTTATTTAAATCTTGATGATAACAAGTTACAATTATATTTTTTATATTCACATTATTTACAATTCTTTTTATCTTGTCTTTAATTATGTGAATCAATAATTCATTTGAAAATTTAAACCTAGCATTATCTTTTATTTCTAACTCACCACCACCAAGCAATAATCCAAATATTATATTTAGTTCACTTTTTGATAATGGTCTTTTTCTTAAAATTCTAGGTTTTACTTCAATCACTTTAGTCTTTCCTGCTGATTGTCTATATCATCTTTTATCTGTTACTTTAACTATTTTGAAGCTAGCTGCAGTGCATAGCCTATTGAGTGTTAAAGTGTAAAAGCTTTTAGAGTTTCCAGCATATAGCCAAATTTTAATCCCACTCGAATCAGTTAATGGGATTTGCCATTGCTTGAGCAAGGGCTACTTTACCGTCTTGTGTCATCATTGCACGGGTAACAAGATCATCGCGCATTTCAGAAGAAATACTTGGTGCTCCCGAGAAACCTTGGCTTGAAGATGCGCCATCTTGAAAGACAGAAGCTAGTTTTGTAATAAGTTGCATAACTTCACTGTGTGAAGAGGCATTAAGTTCGCCTTTTGAGTTAAAATAAGACATGATACTCCGTTTTTTTTTGTGATTAAATTGCCAGCAAAATTGCCAACGAAAAGGTGAAGCTCTCCTTTTTCAAGAAGTCAATCCCCGCTTCGAGGGATGTTTTATCAGAGACCGTAGAAGTAGAATAAAGCGTATGAATAGCTTTGTGAGGTAGCAACTGCACCAACTGGTGAGTTAAGAGCGGAAACCATTTTGCTTTGTGTGGTAACGAGTGAACCAGATGTCTGGAACTCAACAAAACGACCAACTGCGACAGTTTCGAAAGCTGAACCAGATGTTGGGGTTAAAAGACCTGTACTTGTTGCATAGATTGCTGAACCTGCATCAATTGAGGTATTTGTTGGGACAAGACCTGTTGAAGCGTTGGTATCAACTGCATCAAGAGAAACTGCGTAAAGACCTTGTGTATACCAGCAGCTAACTTTTCCAGAAGCTAAGGCAGTGTGTGGTCCGAGAACCGCTCCACCTGTAACTTGTTGACCAACTGTTCCGCCAACTACTGTGCCGAAAAGTGTGCCGTAACCAACAACACCGTCGTCAGATAACATGAGTGGGCGTTTGCCAGAGGTAAGAGTTCTTGTAGCAACTGTGCGTTTTGCAACACCAGATGGATTGACATATCCATCTGCAGAATCATAAGCAGATTTATCGCTGCCAGATACTGCAACTGAAGTTAATGTGAGGATTTCGCCACCTTTGAGAGAAGAAAGTTCGGAGTCAAGCATATCATATGAGTATGCAGTTGCACCGGCTGTTTGTACTAGTTTAAGAGCCATTGTATATCCTAATTTGTTTTAATACTTACACCTAAGAGAGAATACAATTAGATTATGATTTATTACCTGTTTTACTAAAAAAAACGATTATTTTTTCATTTTTCTAAAAGATTCCAAGAAATCTGCCTTGTCATCAACCTTTTTTTCACTTAAATCATTTTTTTTAGATTGATATGTATTTAAAATCTCATCCAAATTATTACCTGGACTATGTGTGTCTTTATAAATATCAGTTTTTACTTCTTTTACATCACCAAATATATTATCTTCTTGCTTTGATTGCTCAATTTTTTTCTCACCATAAGAACGCAAAGAAGAAAGTGTTTCTTTTAATTCTGACATTTTTAACTTGAATGAATTTATAGATTGTACCATTTCATCAAAGTCACTTGTAAATAAAGAAAAATCTTTTGAATTCGGATTATGTAAATAAGGAACTTGATCCACATATTTTTGCAATTCACCAGTTTGCTTTATATTCGCTTCTTTGTATCCAGGTTTTGAGAAATTATCAATCATGTCATTAAACATTTTTTCTAATACATCAGAATACTTCAAATAATTTTCATACAACTTTACAGAAGTATCCATATTTGAACTTGAACTACTTAATAAAGAAAGTAATCTTTTACCAATCTCAGTAATAGCTTTAGAGTTTTTTTCTATGCTTTTTGCTTGGGCTTTCAATGAATCAGAATATTCGTAATCAAAACCAAGTGTTGTTGAGCCTTCGTAAATATCTTTACAATCTGCTTCTAATTTGTCATACGCTTCTTCCATTGTATTTACAATAGGTGACATATGTGAAATAGCTGCACCAGCAATAACTGGTAATACAACTGCTAAGCCAATTACCCATGGAGCAAATGCTTTTTTAACAATATTATTTTGATCAGCACAATGGTCAGCTAAAACTAACAAATCATCATGATTACCATCATCCAATTTATTGGCTATTGTTAATAGATTTCTATACAAATTTTGCTTTGCCAATGAGTATTTCATTTTGACTTGAGATAAGTCACGTACTTTCATTTGATTAAGAATAATATTTTGACGTTCCTTATCATTCTCAATTAAACCATTTAACTTTTCATGCGCCCTAAATTTTACAACAGATTCAGGGTGAGCTTCCTCAAGCATTGACTTCTTACGTTTTGATTGATACAACTTCTCAAGTCTTTCCATTGTATCCGAAGAACCACGGGGATCTTTTTCTAATGCTTTTTTAGAATCCTCAGAAGTAAGTTCTTTTGCATTCGAAACAAGACCTGTTTCCAATGCGATTTTGCAATATTCATCAAATATATTGTATCTAGCCATAATTTTTCCTATATTTTTATATGATATTATCGAACTTCTTCTAAAACATTATCCATAAAATAATCAATTAGTAGGTTTTTACTATCAAATATTTCTGGTATCAATATGTTTTTATTCAATGTCTTTAAAGATGATTGCAAAATCATATTCTTTGCAACTTGAAATTCTTCGTTGTTAATAATTTGATTTTTTATCTTATCCAAATTATTATACTTCTCTTCTGCCAAATCTAATAAATACTGAGTAATACTAGCGTCAGTTGCGAGAATTGGAGCTGATCTAGCTGCAGTGCTAAAATATTTTTTATCTGTAAAGTTTCCATTGATAGGATATTTTGATTGTACAGCTGCAGGAACAGAAGTTTGTGGTTGATTTGGTTCTGTTACTTTTGAAATACCTTTACCTAATGCCTTACCAATAAGAGCAGAAAAGAAATGCTTAAAAAATGTTCGTAAACCTTGACTTAATAAAAATGAAGATATACCAGCTGTTTTATCTATTGAATAAATATACATTGCTGTTTTAAACCTTCTATGAATAGCGTCCAATTGCTCAATGGTTGAAGCTGTTGCTTCTAAAGGTAACTTCTCACCAATAGACTCATCTACAATCTGAGAAATATCTTCATTTGATGGTTGTTTTTCTTGTTTTGCAAAAGAAAATATCTTTTTACAAATATTAGATACAATATCAAAAATATCTATATGAAAAACCTCCAATAAAACACTTGTCAATAAAGAAAAAGCAGGGTTTATATTTGCAGCTTTAAAAATTAAAGAAATAACAGCTGGTTGCAATACTGCTTTTACAACACTCCAGCCAGTTTCCCCTTTAAACCGCTCTTGTAAAAAAGAAGTAATATCTGATAATACCCCAGATGGAGAAATAGATATTTGGGCAAACTTATATATTGGTTCATTAATATTTAATAAGTCAAATGCCACCTTTCTTTCATACTCATACAAATCAAATTCTTTTGTCATACAGGCTTCTCACTTCTAGCTGCAAAATCATTTAAACTTCTTGATATTTGACCCATAAGTAAACGATTTTGACCAGCTGGTTTGTCTGTATCAAATCCCGTTTCACCAATTTGAGAATTAATATACTCAGATAATGCCCCAGATATGTTTCTTCCAGCCATTCTTTGTATTGCTCGTAATGTTTTTGATATAATTTGAACCAATTCATCGAGAGAAACAATAAGTGGTTGAAAATATTGCTTGTTTAATGAACTTGATGTGCTTTTTCCAGTTTGACCCTTATTATATACAGAGTTGAAAAAATTACTAAGAGAATTATAACCAAAAATTCCTCCTAAATCAATTTCATCATCACCAAATACTCCAATTTTAGGAAGTTGACTGTAAATATTACTCAAAGAAGCATCAATCATTTGAGCATATTGACCTAAACCTATTTGTTTCAAAATATTCGAAAAATTACTTATATTTGTAAAGTTAATTACATTAAGTGATAAAGGTTTTGGCACATTTGCTGAAAATGTTTTGTTTAATAAACCAACATCTGCTGATTTACCAGATCCATTTTGTTGGGTGGCTGAAGGGGTTTGTTGTCCTTGTTGATTTTGTTGATTTTGTGTATTATTTTGTTGCGTAGCAGATAAACCTGTAATTTGTGTGGTTGGTATTGGACAATGACTTTGATTACGGATAATTTTATCCATAAATGAAAGATACATTTTGACACCTTTTGCTGCTGTAGCTAAAGATGGATTATTTGAAGAGCCAATAATTTGTTTTGATAAATACAAAGCTCTTAGATAAAAGTTTTGATATACTTGGCATCGCCACATATCAATACGTTCTAACTCAGGTGTACTTGGATTAAAGGGTACTTTTGGTGTTAAACCAGAGGCATTGATAAATGAATTAAATGCACCTTCATCTGAAATATCTTTAAGTGTAACCTTATGAGAAAATGCATTTAGTAATGCTGGTTTATCTTCTAATGCCGCCTTCATAACAACATCTAAGCCATCTTTTTCAAAGTTCTTTTGATCAATTTGTGTGGCATTAAATGCATCAATTACATAATCATCAGATTCATTTAGTAAATCTTGCTCTGATTTTTTATTATCTTCATCTTCAATGGAGACTTTTGGTTGCAACACTTGATTTCCAGTTAATCTTGCTTCTGTATTAAAAGACTCAATGGATTTACCAATCATTGCTTTAAAAACAGGATTACCTTCTCTAGCAGCTGTATCTCTAAATGCTGCTAAAGCTTCTTTGATTGTAGATTTATTCACCCAAAATTGATCTTTTACAGGTTGGCTTTGATCTGTACGAGCGCGATCGAATGTCATTGCATCAATCAATAGCCAATTTGTTCCAGGCGCGTTTTTTTGAGTTGCAGCCGAAATAGATAAAAGAGTTCCTTTGTATTGTATTTGATTTTCAGCAAGCCAACGTATAAAATCACCAAAGTTTCTTAAATTTTCAACATTTAATGAAACGGGTTGACCGGATCCACTTGAAAAATAAGAAGATACATCCGCAACTTGTTTACCAGTTACTTTGGATTTTAAATTGTTAACAAGTTCTTTTAATACAGTACTAGGGACAACTTCTGCTTGAGCAGATTGTCCCTCAGATTTCAAACCTATTGCTAGTAATTTATTTATTAAATCTGTTCTATCTAATTTGTTTAATTTCATTTTATACCCATAGGTGCAGTTGATACTTGAGTTTGTTGCTCAAGCAAATCAATGTATTGTAAAAGAGTTGTTTTTATTTGCTCTCTTGTAAATGTTGGTTTAATCGCACCCGCACTCATAAGTATTTGTTGAAATTTATTTAAATCTAATAAAGCATCAACGGGTACATTTATACCATTTAAACCAATTGGCGCATATTGTTTGCCAGTACTAATATCTTTTTTGATTTTATCAAATGCTTGTTGATTTATCTTGGATTCTGAGCCACCTGAAGTAATTGTAAACAAAGGTTGACGAGGACCTTGACCATCCACGCCAGAAGAAATATAAGATTTTAAACCAGCACGATCCGCATAGTTAATAAAGTTTTGGAAATATTTCTTTAAAGCTTGTATAAAAGAAATTGCATATCCAGCTAATTTTTCTTGGTCTTTTGCTGGTGGCTTTTCTGCAGTGTTAAACTTCTCATAAATTGCTTTTAAATATTTTGTGGCACGTGGATCAAATTGAACTTCTGATTTACCTTCTAAAGCATCAATCGCGTTCTCTAAAGCATCACCAAACATAAAAATGATTTTAAGAGCATTTTGTGTGCGTGGTCCCCATACACCATCTGTAATGCTTTCAGATTTGTTTTTTGGTGAACCAATTTGTGTGAGGGTTTGTGCTAGATTTTTCCCTTCAATAAAAGATGTTCCACGAAGTTGTTTTGCAGCATACTCCATTTCATTTTCTTTTGATGTAAATTCTTGAGCATCAGAGCTTGTTTGTATATTTTGTGCACCAAGAAAGTTTTCATCAATCCAATCTAAAATTGCTGCTTTACCTTTATCTAACTTTGCTTCATTTGGTTTTTCATTTTTATTACCAGAGGCATACATGATAAGATATTGCGCAAAAGATTGTATCTCTTTTTGCATTTCTTTTATTTTAGCAGATGCTGATATAATTTCTCCAGATTGTGAGTTTTGTGGGGAAAAAGAACTTGGAGCAATAGAATTTTGATTTGGAGCTTTTTTTGGAGCCCCAGCTATATCTGTAAAAGAAAACTGACCTGGTTTTTTATTGGCTGGTGGCATTTATATCCTCACAAATATGCGTTTTCTAATTTAACTAAGACACCTTCTAAATATGAAAACTTAGAATCAATCTTTTTTTGATTTACAGGTTGGTTTGAATTTAAATATCTATCCAACTCTTCCAAACGTGAAGTAATTAATGTATAAGATGGTTGAATAACATTATTATAATCTTTATCCCAAGGTGGCGACTTCATTTCTGCATCACCTTCTATAGCATTTTTAAAAGCAAGATATCTTTTCTTTAAAGCAGATAATCTAACTAAATTATTGCTGTTTATTTTAGAATCTTCTTTATCTTGCTTTACTTCATCATCTGTTTTGGTTAAACTTTCTGATTCAATTTTTTTAACAATAGATTCACACCAATCAATTCTATGTGTGAATTCAGATTTTAATTTATCATACAATGCACGTCCATCAGAAGATAAATCATTTGCATCAAACCAATTATTATACCAATCAGATTTTAATTTATTTTCAAATGATTTTATTTCATAAAGACTTGATAAAGTGATTGTACCAGATTTTGCAAATGAAATAATCTCATCTGCTTTTTTGCTGCAAGATAAAGCCACATCAGCTGCCTTACTAGAATCAGATGAGCTACTATCTGTTGAAATTAAAGAGCCCATAGATCGTATAATTTGAGCTATACCCACTAAATGTTGTGAAAGTATTTTTTTATCTTCAGAAAGAGTAGCATATTTAAACAAACTAGCAATAGCGGCTAATTTTGATTTTTTCTTTTTTTGTTCAACAGCTTTTAACATACTTTCTTGCACGTCATAAATATCATGAACTTCATAACCAGCAATTTCTGCAGATTTTGGATGTGCATCTTTAAAATAATCTTCGTAAGATTTTATTTTTATGTTGTAAAGATTTTCCGCTTTTTTAAAAGCTAAAAAATTATCCTCAAGAACATCTGCTTCTATATGAAAGCCCTTGTCACGCAATCCGGCGCACAATTTGATAATATCACCGTCTTTATTATTTGTTGGTGTATAATCCTTTTTAACTTGCTCTAAAGAAGCTTGCTTTTGCAATTCAGGTTTGATCCAACCTTTTTTAAATGCAATTTTTTCAAGCTCTTTCATTACTTCTTCAGTATTGGAATTTGATTTGTGTGACATAAAATCCTATGATATTAATTTCTTATATTATGCTTGTTTAGTACCAAAGCAATTGTAAATTTGCGTTGAATGGACTTGGCGGACCAATTACCATACCCACTGGTGGATGATAAGGACTTGCTTTTGCAGTTGTAAATTTTCCATTTCTACTAATATATAAGTTTGCGTTTACAAGATATTGTTGATTTGTTTCAAATTGATCTGTTTCTACCATCATTCTTTGAAACCAAACTGTAATCCTACCTGATGCTGTTGAATCATCACCTGGCATATTTGGTATGTAATAAGTATAATTTACTACATTTTTTATAGAGTCATAAGTTGTTCCAGATATGGAATAATTAAGAGGAGTTCCAGCTGGAAAAATAACCACACCATTCACTTCTTTTAATTGGCAACTAACAATTGAAAAGAATGTATTTTTTAATATATTTGCATTATCCAAAGGATATGTTAAATCTCTTAATGTAACCGCCTCATTATTTGGACCTGTACCAATGGAATCACAAGGAACAATAAAGCTTTCATTCCAAGCTGTAGATGTAAAAGCATTTGTACGTAGATCATCAATAATTCCAACTGGAGACAGACCATCAGATACCGTAGCCATTACGGTATTTCCAACAACTGTAAGTTGAGCTGCTTGACCAGGCTGAAAAGATGCGGATGGGTCGCACGCAAAAGAATATGGAATTGCGTTTCCCGTTTCTAAAAGTCTAAAATGCATAGCTTAACCTCAATATATTTTTTTATCCAATAAATCGCTGGCATCATCTTCTGATACAACAATACCTGGATCATCAGCATAAGATATATCATCTGAATACATTTTTTTATCAAAAAGAGTTCCTGTTTGTTTTAAATTTTTTAGATATTTATTCACTTTTCCAGGTAATACTGATGGTGTGCGAGCAGATTGTTCATCAAATGCTTTTGATAAAGAATCTTTTAAATCATCAAACTCAGTAAATTCTTTGCTGGATGGTGCTTGTTCTGGTTTATTATCCACAATTTTGCTACGACCAATAAAAGCGCTTGGATGACCATGTTCCAATATCTTTGTAAGAGTATGATTATCAATTCCAAGAGCACCGGAAATAATATCTAAAGAAAATACCTTTCCATCTTCATTTTTTATTTCCTTACCAGCTGGCATGTTTACTGCACTGATATATCTTTTTAAAATAGAAAATAAAGCACGTGCACTTTCATGGTACTCAGGATCCAATTTGTTTAAATTCTTCATATCTAAAACAATCCTGGAAGCGACTTTAAAATCTGTGTATACTTTGTGTGGAGTAAGACCAAGACGCTTTGTAAGCGAATCTGGACCTTCTAAAAAGCTAATGTACGCAGCTGCATGGCTAATGTCTTGAGCCCTTGTCATATCAGCAGCCATAACTTCTAATAAATAAGTCATACTTTCTGCTTCAGCGTATTTTTTTGACACTTCAAATTTATCACAATAATAAGCGACTTTTTTAAAAGTCTTCATATTTCTATCTTGCAATGATAAATTTTGTTGTGCATTCTTCTTTAGATTTACTTGCATCTCCGCAATAAACTCATTTTCATCGAATTTAAATTTAAACATATGTTTTCCTAATAAAAAACTCCTAGCAAAATGCTTTAAGATTGCTAGGAGTTTTAATTGTTTTAAAGATTATTTTCTTTTTTCTTTTGATTTTTCAAGCATTTTCTTGGCTTTCGCTTCTTCTTCTTTTGCTTTTAAATCTAGTTTTTTCTTTTTGTCGCGGGCTGCCATCTCATCTTTTTTGGCTTTTTCTTTGGCAGCTTTTTCTTTTTCTTTTGCCTTTTCTTTAGCCATACGATCTTTTTCTTTTTGTTTTGCAGCTTTTTCTTTTTCTTTTAATTTAGCAGCTTTTTCTTTTTCTTTTTGATCTTTGTCATTTTTCTTTGCAGTAACAACAAACTCAGCTAATTCAAGTGCAGCTGTTGCTGTTTTAGAGAAATTCATATTATCTAAGGCTTCAGATGCAGCGATTAAATGAGCAATTGCTGTGGAAGCGCAGGCACTTAATTCATCATCTGCCATTGCATAATCAGAACCCAATCGACCTTCTTCATCACGAATATCTTTGGAGTAATCTCCACCAATATCTTCCCCTTCATCTTCATCTTCAAAATCTACTGGGGTATCGTGAGATTTATCATAACTATGATCTTTGGCGGATTCACCAGATAAATCACAAAGTTCTTGCAATTTTTCTGTTGGTAGATCCATTAAAGAAACACGTAAAGCATCTAGTGCTTTGGATGGTGTTCCCATTTTTTTATAAGAATCCAAAATGCTTTCTACTAATTCTGCCGCACTTTTCTCACCATCTTCAAAGCTTGCTTTTTTGAATAATGATTTAAATTCTTTGCTGTTTAAAATTGTTTGCATATCGCGAGCTACTGTGTCGCCGTATTGATTTTTCATGTATAAGACCTCTTTTTAAAAATATTAAAAAATAAGGGCTAACCGAGGTTAGCCCTCATAATATCAGAATAATTTGCGACCAATTCTTGGGCTAGAGAAAGCTTTTTCCAATTGATCAGCGAGAGATTCAGACTCTCCAGTGCTGACAGATTCTGTAACACCAACTTGTGGCATTACACCAGCTTTTCTAACAATTGGCTTAGCTTCAACAATACGTTGCAATGTGGTGAATTGCTCATCAGCAAATGACATGAGTTCATTTACTTGGTTTGCAATGTGTGATTCGGTTGAATCACAGAATCCACGAGCAGCCATTTTATGAGCCAAGTTATAGGCACGAGCCATTTTAACTTTGTAAACTTCGAGATCTTTTTCCATAGCAGCTTTTGCATGTTCTTTTACAAGTTCACCTGCAAATTCACCACCACCATCTGCTTGACCCCAATATTTCTTGTAATAGTCAATGGTTGTTTTATCAACACCTTGAGCTGCAAGTTCATCCAAATCTGATTCATCTAGTTGACCAGATGAAATAAGTTGGTGAATTTTTTCAGCATCTTTTTTGACCTTTGCTTTTGACAAAGAATCCATCATTGCATCATGAGTATCTTCTAATGTTTTGAATTCTTCAAAACCATCAGATTTTGTGGTAAGTGAATCCATAGAAACACTTCCTTCTGGATGAGCTTTGTCAAGCATTGGGTTCATCTTGAGTGTTTCAGCAGCTAATTTTTGACGAGCTGCAACGCGATCTGCACGGGTAGCAAGACTTGCTGTAACTTTGGAACCATCTGGTACAGTTACTTTACCACCTGAAGGTGTTGTGAATTGAGTGTCTGCATCTTGTTCATCTTCATCTTCATATGATTCCTCTGAATCTTCAGAGTCATCAGCAGAGTAAGAATCATAAGCATCGGAATCATCTTCCGAAGAATCTTCACCAGAAGAATCATCTGCATCCATGATCATATCGTTGACTGCTTGCAAATCATTATCAACATCTTTAATATCTTTGCTCAAAATATCTGCCATAAAATCATCTGCTGTCATATCATCATCCATTCCTGTATCGTAGGCTTCCTCTGCGCTTTTAACAAGTTCATTACCTAGTTTGCAATATTTAAGGAAAGCAGCGATCACTTGGAAACCATCTGCGATTGCAGATTTTGCTTCACTGACTGCATAAGCAGTTGTGCTATCGATAATTTCACGATTTGCTTTTTTGGTAATTCCTCTGCTGTACAATGCACTAAGAGAGGTAAGTTCAGTTTCTGAATCTCGTAATTCGGCGATAACTTCTTTGAAGGTTTCAGCAAGTTCACCATTTAATTGTCTACGTAATGAATGCATTCCGCGTTGTGATGCAGCCGCTGCCATTGGAGCTACTTCACCCATTTCAGCTTTTTCATTTGTTAAATCGCGATAAGCTTCCAATGCATCTGAAATAAGTTCTTGACATTTTTCAAGAGTAGATTGAAGTTGTTCTTTTGGATCGCCATCACCACCCATGTCTGGCATTGGCATATCTGCACCCATAGAACCTGATTCTTCTTTTGCTGGAGTTGGTGCTGGGCTAACGCTAACTTCTGCGGCTGGAGCAGCTGGTACTTGAGCGATTTTAAATAATGATTTAACTGCGCTTACGCCAGCTGTACGAACTTGGTTTACCAATTTTTGACCGAATTCACGAGTGGCAATGCTATCTCTTAGCATTTCATTTTTCTGAGTAAGTTCATCAACAGTTAAGCTAAGAACAACTTTGTCATCACTTGTGATTTGCCAGACAGATTCGCCTGCATCAGCTTTGCGATAAAATGAAGCTTTTAATGCACCAGCGCGAGAAAGTTTTTGTTTACGCTTTAGCTCATCACGTTCACTAACAGATTCAGGGCTTGGATGCAAGCCATCAACATCACCAACACCTGGAAATGGTTTTTGACCATGAAGATGTTTATCTAATTTGCGGGCTTTTTCATTCCCTGGATCAACTGGGTACTTGCGTTTGCCCAATGTTGGCTCATTAACATCGCCACCACCTTGGTAATAAGACTTTGCTTCCAAAGCTGTTTCGGCTACACCTAATGCAGCACGTCTGCGAAGTTCACGACTTTCAATTTCTGCACGAGCTAGCATTTTTTTACGTTCTAACTCGCTTTGTGGAACACTTTTAATGCCAGGATGTAATCCATCACGACCACCCATATCATCAACTTGCATTTGTTTGTCGCCATGATTACGAACATCTTCGTTCATTGGTTCTTTTGGATATTTGACTTCACCAGGTGTTGGTTCATTTACGCCTCCGCCACCTTGAAAATAAGCTGTTCTATTTTGTAATTTACCTGACATTTCTTTTTCCTTTTCAAATTTATTTAACTGGTCTTGCATTGTTCTTAACTGAGCTTCTATGGAAGCAATGGATTGTAAAAGATATTGATCTTCTGACGCGTATCGTGCAGCTGGAGGCGAAATTTGGTCTACCTCTGCGATTTGTGAATCATCTGAATTTTGAATGTCTGAATCTATTTTAGATTCATCATTATGCGTAGTTTCTGATAATGCATCAATGTATTCTAATGTTTTTTGTATTTCTGCTTTTAACTCGTCCAATGTTTTGATACTATTACCACCAAATGATTTTACGTTATTATCATCTTTTGCAACATCAATATGAAAGTTAAATGAAGAAGCTGTTTTTAAATTTCTTGCTTCAAAATATTTATCAATGTTTTGCTTCATAGCAATAACATGTTTGATTGTAGCTAAACGGTCAGCAGGTGTTACAACAATAGATAATTCAATTGGATTTAACTTTAAATTGATTTCACCTTCAGCTGTTTTTGTACGCATGTGAGTACAAAAATCTGATTCAACAGTTGCTTGTTTTTGGCAATTCATGCAAACAGCAACGCCAACTCCAGTACCCATAGATACATTGTTAGATACGCCTGTTGAAACTTTTCTAGCTAAATCAGGATAATTTATTTTATCCAATGCACATAATGCTATAACTCTTTTTCTATCATGATCATAATAAGTATCAACAATGAAACCTCTAACATGATCTACAGATGAAGATTTGTGATCAACACATAATGGTTTACCAACCCATTTTTTATATGCTGGTATTTTTTCACCGTCTTCTTCAGCATGAGCCAATAACTCTGACTCTGGGAATATATCACCATTTGCGTTTTTGTATGGACGAATTGTTGGATCATTGGTAATCCAACGCCATTTTTCATCCCAAGATACCTTTACAGGTTCGCCACTTTTTGTAATTTTAGATTTACCAGTGCCATCATATGCAGATGCTTCAGCAGCATGAATAATTGTTGCTACGAAATAAAGAAAATCTTTTGCTTTTGGCGCTATATTTTTTAAATTATGTGCGATTTTTTTAAAATCATCTATAACAACATCATCTATAATTGGTGAGTCTGCATTAAACGCCTCAATCTTATCAATAGAAAGAGCTTCGCCTATTTTTTTAAAACCCATATTGTTCCTCGTTAAATCAACTTTAAATTTGTAATCTCAGATATTATATATTAAATTTACCATATCAGAAGATGAAAGGCTGAATTTCATAATATATATAGCATTTTAAATGGACTACAATAAAAAATAATACGCATATTGCGTATTATTTTCGTTTAATTGCTTTTAACTTCCACTTCTTTCTTCGGAGTGGTTTTTTTTAATTTTAAAGGTTCTTTGGTTGCTTTCTTCTCTTCAACCAAATCTTCTTCTTTTATTACTGCATCAATTTTACCATCACCGTTTTTAATAAACATAATCATTCCTCATTATATAAACGTAAAAGCAATGGAGTTCTTTTTTGAAGCTTTAAATCCAAATCTTTACTCACTTGGTTCATCCAATTTTCTGACAATATATTTTCTTGAATATATTTCTTTACACGATCTTTCATAAGATCTTGCAATTCCTCAGATTGTACCTTTATAGAATCAATAGATTTAATTGCATTTGAAATAAAATCTTTGGAATCAATGGATTCAAATAATTTTACAAAATCATTGATTTTATCTTCTAAAATATCTATGGAAGATATAAAAGATTTTGTTATTTTTACAATTTGTGTATCAGATGAAAATGGTGTTAATGATTTAACACATTCTAAAGATGATTTCTTTAAATGATTAAAATTCTCAACAACTTTATCTCTAAATCTACGGAAAGCAGATCTGTGATTAAAATTTTCTTTTGGATCTACATTTTGCGCATCTTTGAACGAAGTGTAAATAATATTTAAATGGTCCAATGCACCATCCAATATTTTTTGGTTTCGTTTAAAACAAGAAATAGCGTGCATTGCTTGCTTTTTTTCTTCTGTAGTTACGTCATAAGACATGTTTGTAATGTAAGCTTTTTTTATCATATCATCCCATTAAACAGAGTTTAAATCACGCATTTGAGTTGGACCTAATCCATATATCAAGTCGGCACCTTCAGTTTGACCGTTTTGAGGAAACTGCTCTGTTATTTCTCCAGTCATAACCTCAGATTTACTACTTGTATTTCTTCCATCAGTTTGATCATCATAACTTCTATAAGAAGGTAAAAATGGTGCTAAAGAAGTTGTATAATTACCCTCTACAACAGATGCCTTATCATCATCTACATTTTGTCTTGAAAGCATTAATATGTCATCCGTGAAAAATGTATCAAGATTTTTTATCGTTTTTTCCAAAACATGTTCTTCCATATAATCTCGCTTGTTTTTCATACATTGTAAAAACTGATTATGGTATTCTTTTAAAAACAAAATAACTTGATCTTCATTGCATCTCTTGCGAAGTAAACGCATAATCCCACTCAATGTGGTTGAATCTGCATCTTCTAAATTTATTGTTTCAGCGGTTTTATTTTCAAAGTGAATTCGCTTAAAATTCTTCTCAGCTTCATTGTAACTATTATATTCACCCATTTTTTTTCCACCCTCGGAAAAAACAATGTACTTACCTTTTGCCTTTTTAATAAAAGCAACCTTAGCAAGCTCTTGAATAAGATAATTTATTTTTGTGAAATTCATTTGTTGTTTTTAAAATAATTAGCTATATCATTAACTTTTTTGCTGGAAACCATTGTATCTTGCAAATTACCATTATTATCCGCTATATTTACAGCTTTGATCGCTTTCTCATGAATAATAACAATATTTCCAGATTTTATATTTTTTGTTTTTTGATCTACAGAAATAGAATCTAATATAATACACTCACCATATGCGCCAATAAATTTACCAACAAATACAGCTGAATAATTAAATGAATTTTGATCTAAATGAACTTCCTCGAAAGCATCACCTGTATAAATTTCAACAATTTCATCTTCTAAAAAAGAAAACAAAAATTCACAAAATGAATTTGAACTTTTCTTAGATTCATTTATCTTATTTGTGATAAATTCTTTTTTCATAAAGAACCTAGTACCTTTAATGCAAATAATCTACCCATTGAATCAATGGAATGCTCTGTTAACTCAGAGGCATAAGGACTTCCAGTAGATATTTTAAAACTAACAGAAGTAAATCCTGATTTTTTCAATGTTTTATTGAAATGTTTTTCAATTGTTTCTAACAATAAAGCAACAGCTTGCTTTTGTGTTGGCTTTAATGCTTTATTAAAAGAAAGTTCTGTGCAATGCAATCTATCTGAGTGTATAGAAGATGCTAAATTAAATTCTTCATACAATGCAAGTGATGCTATTTTTGAAAATTCAACCGCGCAATGAGAATCATTATGATTTATGATGATTTTAGTTGCTGATTTTGGAAAATCTGTAAGTATTTGATTCATTAGTGCCCCAATTTCTTTTGATGCGTCTTTATTATCTGATTTTATTGATTCATTATCCGATACATTTGAATTTGTAGCCATATAATAAGCTTTTAATGCATCTTGATACAACTTTGATTTTTTTTTATGATCAAGTATTCTTTCCAAATCACCAAAAGTAATTTTACCATCCTTATCCTCGTCTAAACCAGGATTTTGTTGATAAACCAATCTTTCATATTTAGCGCTTTGACCAGGTATATGAGAGGTCACCGCATTCTTATCTACCAATATAGCATTTGAATCTCCAGCTTGAATATCTTTTCTAGATAATAATGATGGTAAAAAGTTTGAACAATAATATTGAGCAGCACTCGAAAACGGTTTACCACCATTCATCTTTTTTTGACCCTCTAATATTTTTTCAACATAATTTAATTGCTCGAAATCTTGCAACTTAGCAAATTCTTTATGAGAGCCAGTAAAACCAGCTGCAGATAATGTTTGTGTTGTAGCGGCAATTAAACCTGACGCAATATGATTTCCAGCAGCTGGATTTAAACCAGATTCACTACTCATAATTAAAAGAACATCCTCAGGCTTCATAGAAACCTTTTCGCATATCTCTTTTAATTTGATGAAAAATTTATTCGATAATTTAGACATTGTATTTTTTATATTTTTCTAACAAATACCCATTGTTTCTATATGTTTTTGCAATTTTTCTGTTTGCTTTATTCTTAGAGATTTTTAACAGCATTTTCTTTATAGACTTTATACTCGCATATGCAGAATCTTTTCTAGCATCCTCATCTTTTATTTCATCTGTATAAGTATGAGGTTCAACTTCATCCTCCATAGACTCCGTATCAATTTCATCTACTTTTAATTCTTGTTTTGCTGGCTTCTCAGATTTCATGTCTGCTAATTGACTCACCAAAAACATCTTTATTTCTTCAAGTTGTTTTTTTGTTTTCTTAGATAAGCTACTTTTTAAAACATCCAATTGTTTACTAGTCATTTTATTTATCTTGCTTGTATTTTTTAAGATAAATTGTATTAACTCATCATTATTTTCAGATTCTTCAACTTGCATCTCAGGCTCAGTAGAAGATTGTTCCGGTAAAGATTCAACTGGCTTAACAGTAGTATCTTCATATACAACTTCACTTGGAGCATTACTTAGCTCTACTTCTTCTTGGATAATTGCTTGTATAGAATTTATTGCTGAAATTAAATTTGATTTATATTCATTGTCAGGATAATGTTCTATTTCATTTTTTAAAGATAAAAATTTAGAATAAAGATTGGTGAGCAACTCTTGTTTTTTATCTTTATTTAATTCAGAAGTTTCACCATTGTAGATTTTATCTACAAAAATACGATTACCATCTGTAATGTATGTGAATAATGTTTTTATTTTTTTAACAACACTTTCAATACCTTCTTTGTCTAGTAAAGATCTTCCAATATTTGAAAACAAACCATTTAACTTGGAAGATGTATCTTCCACTAAAAGATTATTTATATTTTCATTTGTCTTGCTTTTTTCTTTTGAATATTGATATTCAAAAATGTTAGAATGAAATATGAATTTACCATTTTCATAAGAGCCAAGATTCATTAACTCAGATTCAACTTCACTTGGTAATTGACTTGTTGCAAGCAAATAATTAATAGAAGATAACTCTTTGTTAAAACTTCTTGTGATATATTTTTCCAAATTTTTTATAGATTCTAATGTTTGATTTTCTTTCTTGAATTTCATGGATTCTAATAGTGATTTTATTTTTGAAATCATTTTTTCATTAAAAGAAATAAATGAAGAATTCAAATCCTCCAAATCTACATCTGACAAATTATCAGAACTTACCAACACACCATGTTCTTCAAACAAATCCATTAAATCTTTTTCGGATTTTGTTCCTTCATTCATTTTTTTCTTGAATGCAACAACAACTGGAATTTCTGGAGATTCAGTGGGTTTATGTTCTGTAATTAATGGCGCACTTTCTGTAATAACTTCTGTTGCTGTTTTTACAGCCGCTTCAGTAATTGCTGCAGCCTCTGGATTTTTAGGAGTTTTACGTGGTCTGCCTCTGCCACGCTTTACAGGCTCTTCTACCTTTGTTGGCACTACAGTTGTGTCTACTACGATTGGAGCCGTAGAATCGTTATCTATGGGGCTTACAGGTACTATCTCTGGACCTACTGCCATTGCTGTATCAATGGCTGCATCCGCAATGGATGAATCTGTATCCAATGATTGTTCTATCTTCTCATAAGAAGCGGCTGCAATATCTGATAATTCTGCATTGTCTGAAGATTCTAATTTCTTTAAAGATAAAACGGTAGCTTTTAATTTTGGAGAAGATACTTTTTTCTCCGAAGCTTGTATCGCCAAAGCGGCAACAGAATCTGTTAATGCCTTAATTTGATCTTGAATACCAGCTAAATTATCTTGGCTTCTGGAATTTAAAAGCATTAACATTCCATTTAATTTATCTTCTAAAGAATTTGAATATGCAGCCTCACTAATAGATTGTTCATTTAACTCACCGGGTACCACAGAATCGATTTCTTTTTGAGCAACTTTCTTTTCTACCAATTCTTTTTTTACTGACTCTGTGTAAACTTCAGAACTTGGTAAAATAGATAAAATAGGTTTTAATGTTGTTTCTTCAAATTTCTTAAAAGAAGCTAAAGCATTGTTTGCATCACGTGTAATACCAGCGAAAGAATTTAAATAAGAAGAGTAATTTCTTTTACTTAAATAAAGCTTCATTGCCTTAAATTTATCACGTATGCTTTTTTCAATAGATTTTGCTTTACGCAATTCTAATTCTGTATTTTGTGCAAATTGTTTGAATTTTGGATCAACTCTGCAAAGTTCATTAATACTTGAGCCAAAGAAAAAGTTTATAACCATAGAGCCAGCGAATGAATCCAATAATGAATCCATAACGCCAGCAGTTTTTACAAGTTGTTGACGAGATAATCTTGCTTCTTTTGTACCCATTCTTTGCAATAAATTTTGTATTTCTTGCTTTTGTTTTTCAGAATAGTTTTTAGATCTATCTCGATAAAGATTTTCAGCAAATTGTTTTACATATTGACTATTTTCAATATCTGAAGAAAATTCCGCACCTTTTGCAGTAATTTCACCCAAACGATAATAAAAATTAGAAATATAAGTGGAAGCCAAAACATAATCTTTATCTTTAATAGCAGTTGTTGCATTTTTTAAAATTCTTTCAAATGTTTCTGAAGAACTAAAACCACTCGCATCACCAACTGCTATTTTACGAATATCACCATCAAGTGCACGAATCGCATCACCATATTGTTTTAAATCAGATGAAAAGAATTCTGCGATAGTTCCAGCAATATTTGTATTAAAATAAAAGAAGTTTCCAACTTCGTATTCAGATTGAGCTTTTTTTTTCATTTATATTTCTCCAAAAGAAATGAGATAATATTCATATTACTCAGGTAATCCAGGTGAAGCTGGCATTGGTGGTGCACCTAAATCTGTTGGTCCACCTGGTAATCCCATTCCGCTATTACCATCTGGATTTTCTCCAGGTACAAGATCATCTTTTGCTTCCGGAATTTCATCATCATCATTTAATGATCTTAGTTCATTTAATGTCATTGTTTCAAGAGAGGCTTTTTCTTTTTTCAAAATAGCTTCTTGAACCAATTCTTTCCTCATTTTAATGACTTCATCTTGATAATCTAAACCAAGTGATCTATACAATGTATGAGAAGACACACGTTTTGAACCATCTTGACCTGGAGTTGATAATTCTTTTAAAGTAGAAATATAATCTGTAGCGTCAAACAAATTCATGTGATTCCAGTCAACTTCTGGAATAATTAATTTTTTAACATCACCATCATATTCATAAAATTCATGAATTTGTGCAATTGGAGCAAATACCTTTGTCTTGAGCCAATTTGACATTATATTTCTAAAGGTCATATAACGTTGACGCAATACATCTAACGCAACACCACCATTGGCATAACTAATATCCGATGATCCGTCCATAACCACAGATGGTACCATTAAACCAATATACATTTCTTTTAATAATTGTGTGATATCATTTCCAATATCATAAATACCACTACCAAATCCAATTCTATCAATAGTTACACCATCATGAGTAAATATCTTGAAATTCTTATCTCCTTCAGCTTGCTCAAAAGTAGCTCTATATGCTTCCAAGTCAGCTAATGTTGGTTTGAAATCAGCGCTACCAATTTTAACAACAGTTGTTGGATTAACCATAGATGAAGCTTGAACATATTTACTTTCACGCAACATATCAAAAAGCATTAAGTTTCTAAAAATAGATAATGGTAAACCAGAACCACGAACTTCATAAGAAGACGTTTTATTCGCCAAATAAGAGGCATTGAAACTATTCATAACAATGTTACCACCCTTACGAACAGCATCTACAATGTAAGGATTTAACTGTCTACGTTCTTCAATATCAGATGGCTTATTTGAACTTACTAATTTTTTCAAACGATCATCTGGCTTCATCATAATAATAGGATGATTGCTTGATGGGCTTTTTTGAACAATCATGTAATCTGGATTTTGAATAATAATTCTACTCCACTTACCTGTTGATTCATCCAACTCTAAATAAGGGAATACCTCACCCAAAAGCCAATACTCATGAGCCATTTCTATACAAACATTCATTAAATCTATTTCTTCAATCATTTCTGTGAAGAATCTTTCAATATCTTTGTTTGCACATTTAATATTTAATTTACTAATAGGATAAGTACTATGTAAACTAATAGCATTTCTTACAATTGGATTTAAAGCATAAAAAGCACGTGCCCATGCATTTACTGTAACTCTATCACGTGGTAAGCTTAAATTAGATGTAAGCCATAATGGAGAATATATCTCTGTTGCTTGACGGAAAGAATCCCCTTGTGAACCTGAGTATCCACCGGAACTGGCTGCAATTTGAGCTTTTTTAGAAATACCACCTAACACAATACCACTTGATGTTAAACCTTCTTTTCGGGTAACATAAGATCCTTGTCGGAATAAACCATTTTCAACATCTTGAGTAATTTGTTCGCGACGAAACTGAGACACACTTCTTCGTATTGTTTCTGTTGCATCTGGTAAGTGGCTTTTATTTGACATGTATTTTTCGGATTTAGAGAAAGTCATTTGCTACCTTGTTAATATCTTCTTGAACTATAACCCAATATAGCAAGTGGTTTTTTATTTTTTTCTAAATTGTTTTTCTGTGATAACTGACTTGTATCTTTAAATGCTGATGTAATTAAATACTTATAAGCTAAATAAGCATTTAACAAAGCCATCAACCCGTCATTTGGTGTGCTTCCTTTAATATAAGTAATATTAGGTTCACCTGTAACAAGAGGAATTGCTGCTTTCAACTCCATACTGCAACAATGTTCAATCAACCATGCTATTGCATCATAATTTTTTAATGGAAATCTAATAGATCCAGATTTAAACAAATCAAATATTTCACCAATATAATAACTTCTTTCAAATTGAATTTCTGGAACATCCATATTTCCAACAAATCTCGCTCTTCCAGCAGCTTTAATAGAACCTTGGGCGCGAGAAACAATATATTTATCACCATGCTCCAAATGTAACATTTGAGACAAGTCATTAGAGAAACCGATATCACCAACAACCAAATCTACAGAGTATTTTCGAATTAACTCAGCTATAATTTGTTTCTTATATTCAGGTGTATTTTTCTTTAACTTAATAGCAAGTTCAATGTCAAATAAGTTAGGTCCTTTAACAGATAATATAACTACTGTTGAATAAGATTTTCCCTTTCCACTTTTATCAGGGTAAGCCAATTGTTCGGCATCAGACTTGCCACCAAAGTCGATACCCATAATAACCATTTTTTCATCACCTTGTTTTATTCCCGCTCTCATAGCGCGATCAAGATCACCACAATTATTATAAATTTCCTCTGTATCCATAGGAGAGGTATCTCCTTGGTAAAATTCTCCTAATGTTTCATTTTGATAACTACGCTCTGTAACGTTTGGATTAAAACTTGGCTTTTGTTTTAATAAATCTTCCTTAGTAATGTTAGGCATGTATAATTGATTGATATGATAACCAACATACATACATTTATCTTCGTTTTCATTAAAAGCAACCCATTTACCTCTACCAGCTGCGGGTCTTTTATCTTGTTCATGACCACAATGTGTACATTTTACAGTGTAACCTGTAATCCAAATGTTTTCCCATTCATTTGATTCTGGTGTATACAATGGGAAATATTCTTTACAAGATTCACACCCCAAATAATAATATTGTTGATTTGAACTTAACCACATTTCATGGAAGTCAGATCCTTTTTTCTTTGCGGTACCAAAGTAAACTTGCACACCACTACCTGGTGGTCCTATTTTTGATTGATTGAGGATTTTTGTACAATTGTTTATTGCATCCAATCTCATATCTTGCACTTCGTCAAAGAAAATAATATCACAAGTACGACCACGAATACGGTCGCCGTTTGCGCCTGTTGATTCAATCGCCAATGTATTTTTATTGAATTGTTTAAAACTTAATGATTCTTCAATACCTTTATCCAACTTGGAAACCATAAAAGGTATTTTATTTTGTACTTTTTTTGTTTTTTTATTTACTGTAACTTCAGTTTCTAAAACAATAGGAACTGATTCTTGAATCATTGGTTGAAATTTTGTTTTTGAATAAATTTGAGCCAAACCAATTGTTGGGAATAAATGAATAATTCTTAATGGTATTCTATCTTCCACACCATACAAGCCAGATGCTAAAAAATAACATTCCATAACAGAAGCCATGGTTGTTTTACCAACCTGACGTGAAGCAACAATAACAAGTGGTTTGCCTTGTCTTTCAATAGACTTTAAACCAACATATCTATAAATATCAGCAAATGGCTTCCAGCTAAGTTCACTTACTCGAAATTTACCACCATCAATGGTTAGATATTTTTCAACAAAATAAACGGGATCATAATTTAATATTTTTTCTTTTAATTTATCAAAAAAATCTTGCATACATATATGCAACAAAAAAGCCCATAAAAATGGGCTTTTTATCACATATTGCTTTTAAATCCGAATGGATCATCTTGAATATCATCGAATTCAACTTTTTTATCTACTCGACCTAAACGGCTTTCATCTTGATTATTAGGTATCTTAGATCTTTCTTCTTTGTTTGCTTTGCTTACATAAAGAATCAAGCGTTCATCTCCCCAATGTTTTGAACTTTTGCTTTCTTTTGAATAAATCTTTTGCAGTCTTTCAAAAATAGCAGGTACAGGTAGTAAGCCTTTTGTATCTTGTATGATATTATGTATTGTATTTTGTATGGATGGTAATTCTTTGAAAATTTCAGGTTCACCCCTGTCAACATTACCTTCAGCTTCCATAGGTGATTTTTGTTGTTGTGCTTTTTTGCCTTTCAAGTAATCATAATAACCACTACGCTTTTGCATATCTTCAACAATTGCTTTTACAGTTGGAAATTTTGATTTTTTATTCAAAATATTATTGATTTGATCAATCATAGATGAACTTGGTTGAACAGCTTTTTTATTAAGTTCCTCTTTGAAATATTTTTCAATTTCTGAGGAATTGTCGGATACTTTAGAAAATGGTTTATATTTCATAATTGTCCTAATGTTAACTTTATGATTGATAACTTGCAGCAAAATCAAAATTATCTGAAGAAGTCAAATCAATATTATCATCTCCAAATAAACCACGATCCAAACGTAGTGGATATCCCATATCTTTTAATAACAACATCATTTCCATTTTTTCACGCTCATCCAATTTATATTTTTTAGCCAAAGTCATAAATGTTTCTTCCAAATCATGACCAGCAGATACTTTGCTATTTATACAAATTTTGCACAAACCTAAAATAAGTAAAGGAACAGTTACACTAATTCCATGGATTTTTGTACTACCAGCATTCTTTACAAACTGAGAGTCATATACAGAGAAAAATGCTTTTTTCTTTTTTCTTTGCTTTACTCTTTCCAATCTATTTTCTAAAGAATCTAATCCATCTTCTATTTTTTGACGAATAACTTCTATTTTTTCATGAGGAAGTTCGCCATCCAAATCCAAACGCATAGCTGTTGATATTTCTTTATCTAGCTTTTCCATATAAGCAATGGCTCGCTCTAATCCCGCAGTATCAACCCCTGAATGTCTAGGTACAGAATTGACTCTTTCTTGTACCCAAGGAACAAACCCCTCTGGACCGTATGCCTCCCAATCCCACTTGTCTTTTGGAGCGTTTGATTGGCTGTCAAACTCACTTTCTTCTTCTTCATCTTCATCTTCATCAATAACAATTTCTTCAATTGGACCACTTACACCCAATAACTCAGGCATTACAATGATCTGTGGCTCTTCTTCATCTGCAATTTCCACAACATCTGTTGGTAGTTCGTCGATGATCATATCACCATCTTCATCCATAGAAATACTAGCTTCTGGTGCATGTTCCAATTTTGAAAAAATTGCTTCTATTAATTCTTGTGCTGTTTTATTCATTAAAACCTCTTATAGTTACGTACTATTGTATTATTTATATGATAATATTTATTATCATCATAAAATTTTGTTTGAAGATCTGGATCATCCACTTCATCTTCTGGTAAACCTTGATTCAAATAAGAATTTTCAAACAAAGATTGAATAGATTTATTAATTCTTTCCATTTTACATTTAAGTTTTTGAGACTTATTTTCATCTATAACTTTATCATCTAAATCGTAACCATAATTTAATTGATCTTGAGTTTTACCAGCATCATCTGGTTCATACACAGGGTAACTATCAAAACTAAATGGATTTATATTTAATGTTGGTTCTATTGTAGAATAATTATCAGCATGAAAATCAAAACCAAGTGATACAAATGCTTGCCTTTTTATTTTTCTTTTCTTTCTAGCATTTCTTTTTTTTCTTGATTTATCTAAAAAATCTTTCACACTTTTATATTCAGACATATGCTCATACAAGCCAGCGCCAGGACCCGTTGGATCATCTACTTTATCGTAGTTTTTAAAAAATATCATTTGTCCCTGCTCTTGTAAAAAGGATATAAAGTAGTTGTAATTGGTATTTTTTCCCACAAATTTGTTTTATTAATTGTATCAATTGTTTTCTCAAGATTTAACTCTAAACATTGATCTATTTTCTTTTTTAAATAAGATGCCTGATCAATCACAATTGGGCTTTGTCTTAAAAATTCTATACAATCATCATTTAAATTGTAATCCAATTTCGCGCAAAGATAAATAGCTCGTATAATCCTTTTGTCATCATGAAAGGTTGTCTCAGCATCAATAGGAGGCAAAAGCATCTTTGTTTTTACACTTTCTGAGCCTTTGTTTGTTGGATCAAATATCTTATGGAAATTCATATCTGACAAAAAAGCATTGCATGTAAAATCTCTACTATACATTTCTTTTAATAAATTTGTTGGATTTACATTTAAATCTTTCAACTTGTTTTCAATATCTGGATGATTATAATTTGAAGAAAAATCCATTTTAATATTCGCAAATTGAACGGATTTGTGACCATCTGTTGCTGTTGTGGTAGTGATATTAAAAGACTTCTTGAAATAATTGGAAACTTCATCGGCTAATAAGAAAACAGATTTATCACCCGTTGTAATATCAATATCATTGATATCGGATAAATCACCACGGTATTTATCACGAACAAGACCACCACAAAGATATGGAGTAGAAAACCCATTATCTTTTGCGATGGTATCAATGGTTGATAAAATTTCCTTTAGTTTCATTTAACTTCCGTTGGAAGGTTAGGCGCTACTGGAGCTGCTGGTGTAACTGGAGTTTGTGTGGATGCTGCTGGAACAGCCGCTTCTTCTACTTCAATTTCTGGCGCTTCTTGTTTATTGATTGAATCGTTTTCTTTTTGTTTTTTCATTTCATACTTTAACTTTTCATTTTGTTCATCTTTTTCAAGACCTGATTTTAAAGCATCAACTTCTGGGTTTGAAATTTTAGTGGAATTATCTTGTGATAAATCTAAATTTTTAATCTTCAAACTGCTATACAAACGAGATAAAATAGCGTCAATACGAGTAGCAACATAGTTATTTGATTCTAAGCTTTTATTTGTTGCTTCTGATAATTCAGGAAAATAAGTTGATAAATCTAATTTATTTAACATTAAATCGACCAAAGATAATTGTCTTGGTATCTCACGTGTTTTAAAGATTTTTGATATTTGCTCAAGCTTATTAATAACATCTTGCAATTTAACATTACCTAATGCTCCATCTAATAGCGAATCAAATTCATTGGCATTAATTTCGCCTACTTGCCCCGTGGAAGCGTCTTCGCCTACCTCAATATCTGCTTGTGGCTTATCAATAGGTGCAGTTGTTACAGGAGCTTGTGCGCTGTTTAAAGCATTACCCTCTGGAAGCTGTTGAGCAAATGATGTTAACTCCGATTCTTCTTGACCCTCATCATAAATAACAATTTCATCTTTTTCATCTTCTTCTTCTTCCTCTTCTTCATCATCATCTGAATCAAATGTATCTGATTCAAAATTATCACCATTTAGTTTTTTTATAAAACTTTCAATACCTGAGTCATTATCTACTGGTGGAGAAGATTCTGGTGCAGCTTGTGGGGGTGCTGAGGAATCACCACCAAATGCATCGCCAGTATTTGTTGTATCTGTTAAATTTGGAGTTAGATTTGGTAGGAAGTTTGTGGCTTCCCCTGTATCTGGACCTTTACCAACCATTTGAGCGATTTTATAAAGATAATTAGCTCCCACTGAAAAACCATCGCGAGAAAGTTTATTACCTTCTCGAACAATCATATCTTCATATATTTTTCCACTTGTACTTGCTTTTTTTATTTTTGCAATTGTCTTTCTAACATTATGTAAAGCATCAATAACATTTTCATACTCTTGACCAATTAAATCGGGAGCATATTCATGTTCAAGTAATTTTTCGGCAGCTTTTAATCGTGCAAGTATTTTTGTTCTTAATTTCATCAATTGATCATTTTTTATATGATCATTTGCATGTGATTCATCAATGGTTTGATCGGGTTGTTTATAAAAAGGAAGATCAATTGGTAACATATAATCACCATTCGTATAATATTTTTGCGCTTTTTTATATTTCAAGTGAACTCCTTCTTGATAAAATTTTATCCAATTTAAAAAATGTTCCTTTTCATTATCAGACCAAGATTCGGTGAGAAAATGAAAGGCGTTTTTATTTTGCTGTTTATAATACTGCAAATCTTCAAAACATTTAACCCACTTTTCAACATCATATGTTTTACCTGGATTTATGAAATCAAAAGTTGGATAAGATATTTTTTTCATAATTTACTGGATATCGATTCTGTAAGTAACTGTGCTTCTATATAACGTTCTTCTGTGCTTTGAACCGCTGTTGATAGTTCTTTTACTTTATTCATTTTATCATGAAACTTTTCCATAAACAACAACGAAGATTCAACATCAATTTCACTTAATGTTTCTCGCAATGCTTCATAAAATACTGTTGCACTTTGATCAATCATATTAAAAGTAATATTATTTGTTGTATTCGCTGCAGCCAATTGTGGTGGCTCAATAACAAGTTTGTGATATTTTTCAAGCATTGTACCAAGTCTATCAAACCACTCCATTAAAACTCTATCTGCTTTTATAGTATCTGGATTGTCTTGAATTTGATCGAAAACTTGAGCTGTTCTTGTTTCAATATTTACAATCATTGTTAATAACATTGATTTTATATCCAACTCATTATTTGCAAGTTTTGTTAATGCATCTTTATAAGATGAATTGTTTTTAACATTAAGTTCAAGTTCTTTTGATAAATCAATATTTGATTTTATAGAAGCAGATGTTTTTGCCAAATCTTCTTTTAATGCAATATGAAAATCAAGATATTTATCTTGATATGTTTTTAATAATTTTTCAGACAAAATAAAATTTGACTCATCTTTATCTGTGTATTTAGCTGATAACCATTCGTGAATATCTTTTGCAGAAATACCAATAATCAACTTAGATGTGATTTCATCTAAATCTGGTGAGCTAAGTATTTTTTTTATAGATGGGTCTTTCATAACAAAATCACATTCCTAGTTTTTCTTCACGAGTTTGATAAGATTCGTTGTAATTTGGTTTCTTATAATATTGAGATTGATTTTGAACGCTTCCACCTGGAACTTTATCACCATTTAATAATGTATATCCAGCTGGGTAATTATACACACGACCATCCAATGAACATTGATATGTATCCTCTGATAATCTACGCATTTGTGCGCCAGCATGATCTGGACAGCTTCTTGTTTGCAAAGCATGTTCCATAATTGTATATTCCTTCATAGATGGATGATCTTCAACTTCTTTTTTTACATCACCTAACTTATTAACTTCTTCAAATCTTTTTGAGCTTTCTTCATAACGCTTCTTCATTTCTTCAATGCGTTTGTTATCAGATTCTTTTCTAGCTTTTATAGACTCAGGAGTTGCTGCAATTGTAAATAATAATTGATCCAATACAGAGGCTTTTTTTTGTAAATCTGGATCACCAGAGGCATCCAAATCAGAGGCGAAAGAAGCCAAATCTTCAAGATGTTCTTTGGTTAAAAAAACGTCTGAATGTGGTTCAATTTCTTCAAGTTGTTCGGCAGCATTTTTTAAAATTTTTGCTGCTGCGATACAAGCTGTTGCGACAATAGCTAAACAATCATCATCATCCTCAGCGAGTAATAACGCTTCGTTTTCTGTAGATTCTAAAGAGTTTGCGATAGCTTTTAACATTTCGGAAGATTTAATCATAAAACACCAGTATTTATTGTTTACTTTACTTTAGTAATGCTTTATTATAGCTACTAGAAAATAAAAAAAAGCAGCTTGTATAAGCTGCTTTTTATATAACGTAGTTATTTTATCACATGAAAATTTTATTATAAAAGAAACCAACAGTTGGGTTATTTACAGTCTCATGATTTCTATCTACTGCACAGCAATTTCCAAATTTATCCTGAACAACCTTATCAATTGGTAAATTCAAGTGACCACAAACTGGTTTCAAACTTGTTTTGCTTTTAACAACAAGTGAACATGTTGATTTTGGAGCTGCTTCTTTCTTAGCATTCAAGTTAGACATATATTCTTTTACAGCGATTGTATAAGAGTTGTTGTCACCACTTTGCAATATAATATTCATTGCATCTTCTGCACGATCAAAGTTGCTATCTAAAGCTGCTTGTCTAACGATTTCAATAAGCTCAGAATTTTTCATTCCATATTGAGGAGAAACCAATGCGGCTGATTTTTTATCAAACACACCATTGTTGCTCATTTCAATTAATGTATTTTCAGATATTGGAGAAATTGAACCTTCGCAAATCAAAACAGATGGTTTTAATGCTTTACCTTCTTTTACCTTTACAGGTACTGTGAAAGACAATCTACCACCGCCAGTGCTAACTGCAAAGTAAATAGATGACTTATCTGATTTTGCAACTTTTATTTGATTGTATTTTTCACCAGCTTGTTTCAAAGCTTGATCAACCAAATCACGTGCTTTGTTTACAAAGCTTGTACCAAAAGTAATTTCAGCGGCACCTTTTGCAGAAGCTAACTTTTCTTCAAATGTATCTGCTTCTTCTAAACGAAGTTGTGGAACTTCTTTTGCTTCTGGATAGAATGTTGTTAATATAGAATTATTAAATACTTCTGTTTTAGGAGCTTCTTCTGCTTTTTTGATTTTTAATGCAGCAACTGCTAATTCTGGTTGAGAGAGTTTTTCTGTTTTTTCTGTAACTAAATCTAAAACAACAGAAGCTGTGACATTTAATTTGCTACCCGCTTTATTTAACAAATAACTTGTTAATGAAGCTTTAGATATTTTCTCAGCACCATTGTTTCCTAAAAACACTTCTGGTGAGGATATTCTTTTTTCTTTTGTTTTAACAGGAATAAATACAGCAGTTTTGCCACGTGGTGTAGTGAAAGAAGCATTTACAATAATATATTGTTCATTACCAGAGGCAACAGATAATTGAGCTTCAGGTAAATCATGAAGGTTTAATACTGTTTTTGTTTGATTTAAAGCTTTTGTAGCAACTTCTTCAGAGTATGCTTTAGGTTCTTCGCCTGAAAATACACTGGAAAGTAAATTTTGCAATACTGGGTCTGCAGATGCGTATAAAGAAATGACTTTTCCATCTTGTTTTTCAGCATATTTGGGTTTTAAAAAATTGATTTCTTGATCACCAATTTCTTCCTTTAGTAATTCGCCAGCCATAGAAGATACTGTGTAAAATCTATTATAAATGTTTACTAGCTCCGCTTTCTTTGTAATCAATGATTTTTCACCCATTTTATTAAAAACCTGAGCCATTTGAATAATGGTTTGGTCATTTGGGTATTTCTCAGCTAATTTTGCTAATTTATTTTGTAACACAGATGTGAGAAATGGTTTTTCATTATCCATCTGTGCAGCAAGATTTTGAGAAATTTCAGTAAGTTTATTAAATTTCATATGTTTCCTGGATTAGCCTAATTCTGGAAATTTTTTAATTATTTCTTGACGCATAGATGCAGAAACTTCTTTTAACAAATTAGAAACCATTTTCTTATTTTTTAACAGCGTTTTTGGCAAATACTCTGGCACGAATGCCAATTCTTTCTTATCTAATCCTAATTTATTAGCTGCAACTTTTGCTATTTGCTCATTTTTATAAAAAATAGATAAATTATCTTTGCCCACCTCAACATACCAAGGGTTTGCAGAGGATGCTTGTTTCTCTAAAAGATCATCATACATAGCTACTATGTATTGCTCATCATCATTATCACCATTAACAACTTGCCACAAATTAGACATATCATCATTATCTTTAAATTTTACAACATCAAAAGCAACTTTAACAATTTTATCTTTAACATCAGATAACTTATATGCTTTTTTTAGCAAAATTTTCTCTAAAAGAGTTTTATTATAATCAATCATATTTATCCCTGATATTTTAGTTCAAATTTTATATTGTTTTATTGCTTGTTTTTATTGTTAAAATTTTTCTTCCCTTAATTTTTGCATTTTGTCAAGTATTGTTTTGATTTTATTATCCTTCTCAACTATTTTCTTTATTCTTTGAAAAGAACCACCATATTGTGTTTTTTTATCTTTTTTATAATCAACATTTCCATGTAACGATTTAGTGATTGAACTTTGATTTACACTTAAAATTTTTGCAATTTCCATTTGTGTGTAACCATCTTTTACTGACAATGTAATTACTTCTCGTTGACGATCTGTAAGCATTGTATCAATAATCCTCCAAAGTTCTTTTTTTAATTCATCCTCTAATGCAAATAATTCTTCATCATATGCCCAAGGGTTTAATCGAGATTCAATTGAATCATTGTTCGAAAACGCTTCCATCATATCATGAGAGCAAGATTGTTCAACAATTAAATATTGATAAGAGTCACTTCTATTCTTACGTTTTTCAGATTTTTCCACATAACCTCCATGCGACTTAATATAATATATCTCACCATTTTTGTTATGTTTGATTTTTAATAAGATGTTATCTCTAAAGAAAACTGATGATTCCTTGTAATATATTCATCAATGTCTTTATATCCCATGGGTACCGATAAATGTGTGATAATTGCTTTATCACCATATTTTTCATCTATTTTTTTGCGACCCTTTAATCCAGCTTCATCATTGTCAAACACAATAATAATATTATCTGTATATCGAATAAGAGTTGCAAATTGATAAGCTGATAAAGAAGAAGATCCAACTGCTACAACATTTTTTATTCCAAACTCATAGCACTTAATCGCATCTAATTGACCTTCAACCACATATGCAAAACCTTCTTTTAAAATATGCTCTTTTGCAAAGTTTAAGTTAAAACAATAGTTACCTTTTTTAAATACAGTATTCTTATATTTTATAAGACTTCTTTGCTTTCTTTCTTCTTCACCTAATAATGTCCTGCCAATAAGAGCAATAGGTGTGTTATTTGCATTGTAATATGGTATCACTAAACCATGATTTTCAAAATAAGAAAATAAACCAGATTGCTTTTTCCAAGCTAAACCAACATCTATTAAGTCTTTACTTGATATTGCGTTAGATATCAAATTCATGTAAATAGAAGGTGGGAAATAACCTATGTTATATTTATTTATTATCTCATCTGATAGTCTTGAATAAATATATGTTCGATATTCTTCCGCTTCTGAGAAATTTAATAGTAAGTTCTTTGATATTGATATTACTTTTTCAAAAACTTCAGATTTAAACATATTACTTTATTTTCTTCAATTGCTCAATCATCATTATTTTAAATGGGACAGACAACTTATAAGCTTGTCCACAACCACTGCATAATACATTTTTTTCATCTTTGGATATTTTAGGCGTTTCTATAGAGCCACAATCACACTTTATATTCCAAAAGGGTTTTTTATCACCTGAACGCCAAAGTTGCAATGTTTCTAATTGATACTTTAAGTAATGATTATCTGGCTGCACTTTATCACAATTTCCACAATGAATTTTCTTTGTTTTTTTATCCAAACAAGGTTCCGATTGTTTTTTACATAATTCACAATTTAATGATACACGCATACTACTCCAATGCTTTCTTTACTTTTAAGAATTCTTCATTTGTTAAAAAAGAAACACTCACCCTCACAAGGTGATCCGTTGTTTTATTCTTTGATTTAATACCTTCGTTTTTGATAACTAAACAATCTTCATTCCTTGTGTTTGCAGGTATAATAATCGTTTTTTCACCATGAATTGTTTTTACTGATTTTGAACAGCCAAGTATTGACTCTGTAAAACTAATATTAAGGTAAGAAATAATATTATTATTTTCTATCGAAAAATACTCACTATCAAAAACCTTTATTTGAATAAAAGCATCACGCTTTATATCCTTGTAAAAATCACCACCACCAGATATTCTTAATACAAAACCATTGATTGTACCAGGGTCTATTTGAATAGAATAACTTTTTGTTACAAATGAATATCCATTGTCACAATCGCAAGAAGATGTACATTCACACATTACTGTTTTATAAGAAGTCTTATTACATTTATTGCAATTAACATCTTTTACTTTACCAAATCCAAGGCATTTTTCACAAAGAGATTTACTAGTTATTTTTACATCTTTCACACAACCAAGTGTGGCTTCCAAAAAAGATAATCCCAAGATAACATGTATATCAGATAACTTTAAAGTGTGTGAAAAATTATGTTTAAAATCTTTTATCTCAACTTTTTCTTTATGGTTTTTCTCAAGAAAAGAATAAGCTAAATTTATTTTCTTTAAAATTTCTTCAGATTGTGGATCTTTGTTTACATCTGGGTGATGTGTTTTTACTAACTTTTTAAATTTTAACTTTATATCATTTAAAGAATGATAAGAAGTTGCACCCAATGTTTTGTAAGCTTCTTTTAAGTTCATTTTTTCTTTGTTTTTTTAACTTTGGGATTGTTAGCTTTCAATGCATAAGCTAGTGCTACTGCAATACCATCAGCACGGTCATAGTTTTCGACTTTAAGCTTACTTGCACCTCCCCGTGGCTTGGAGTGCTCCCAAGGGAATGTAATCCCTAAATGCTCGGAAACAAGGTCTGGCACTTCGGTTTTATCAGGTAGCACCTTTGTTTTTTTTATGGCATGACGTATTGTCATAACATTTAATAATTCAACTGTTGCTCCATTGTGAGCGTTTAACCAATCATGACAAATTAAACCAATTGTTCTATTAAATACAGACAAGGCAATAATTGTTTTTGCAGTGCTTTTACCCTTCATAAATTGAATAATATCTTCAATGATAACTTTATCAGGATTGTATTTTTCTAATATTGTTAACACCCATTTTCGTAAAGCTACTAACTTTTCAAAGACAGATCCTTTTTTTAAAGGCTTGTAATAACCAGAATCAATATATGTTATTTTTGAATCTTTATTTTTAATTACTGACCAACCAACTGTATTTGTAGATACGTCAAAACCTGCTATAATCATAATTTATCTATAACAACAAATAAAAAAAAGAAGAGCCTTTTAAAGCTCTTCTTTTAAATTACAATTTCAAACTTCTGCTGAAGGAAACTCGTCGTCATCATCACTAATCATTGCTGGTGCTGGTGAAGCGGTTGCGCTTGTTTGGGTAGCAGTTGAACCAGTTACTGTTTTTGTTGCTGTCACACCATTAACTTTATCTCGGTAAGTCTTGTGATAAGAAGAAACTTGTTCTGGTGTAAGTGGAATACAACGTTGCTCAATAGCTTCTTTATCGAATGAATCAACCAATTTCATATCTTCTGGAGTAAGAGGGCGTTTTTCATAAGGCATTACCATGTAATAACCGGATGGACCATCTTCTGGATGTACAGTGATTGTAATCTCGTATTTTGTTGGATCACCCCATTTTGAAGCCTGTGCATATTTCTTGATTTGTGAATATAAAACATATCCTGTGTCAAGAATTTGAATCTTATTTGCTTTGCGATTGATTACAATCAAATACCATCTTGGTTTTGCTTTATTACCAGCTAAGCATAATGGACAATTGTCTTTATTTCCAGTGCAACGAATACGTGTACCATATTGCTTGTCACTTTCTTCTTTTACTTGATGGACTAAATATTGCATTGGTTTTGCAACAATGCGAAGATCATTTCCTTCTTGGCTTTTATCTAATTTTAAGAATAAATCTTTTGCGGACTCACGTTTACCACCAGAGCCACCGCCCTCAGACCAATCGATTTCACCAAATGTTGTTGTCATATATTTTACCTTTTTGTTAAGTTGCTATCTGCAATCTCTATTTTGTTATAGTTTCGTTGATTATTTTTTATTGCTTGTTTTTTGAAAAGTTACAATTCGTGTTCCACCAGGCATTTTTTTAAATGATACTGAAACTCTTTTGTTTCTTATTTTATTTACAATTTTATTTAATGTAAACCTAAATGAAATTGGGCTTTGTGGAACATCAATATTCATCTTTGAAAGTTCACTGACAAGTTGTGTCATTGTTCCTGTAAATGTATTTGATGCTAAATCCACAATTGCTTTTACAATTGCTTCATGGTTACTGTTAGATGTAACATTATTAGTGGTTTTCTTAATGTTTTTCGGTGTTTTTACAACTTTATTTGTCATTTTTTTTTCTTTCATTTGCCACTTTTTACATAAGCCAAATTTTGTATATAATCAACTTTCCTTGATGGAAGAATGATATCAACAGTCTTTGTTGGGTCTAAAAATAATGTGTAATTTTCTCTTATGTAATCATCTGTATTTGTCGTTGTGTCTGGTATAAAGACACCTTTTGTTTCGATGAAATCAGGAAAAAAAGAAGGTTTACCTATTGATAAAAAGAATGTGTAATCGCTAAACATAATTAAGAAAACTGGCTTATTAGGTAGTGGAAACCTAGTTACTTCTCTTACTTCAGGAATATACGCATCAGACATTTTTTACCTTCTTGGTCTTAGACACTAAACCCTCCAACAGATCGTCTTCTGGCTTCTCTATAACTGGTTGTGGCAGCCTTTTATTGTTCTTATTATCACGTGCTATTGCAATTTCTTCAGTTAATTCTTTTGCCAATGCAGGATCTGATTTAATTCCTTCTTGAAATTTCGCCAATCCAACCCACTTTTGATCCTTGTATTCATGAGTTACAGATGATGGTTTTTTAACCACATCATATTCAACTGCTAATTCTGCAATTTCTTCATGAATATCTACAATACCAATATTAAAGTTTACCTTAAACTCACATTTGCGTGGATGTGGTCCGAATTTACTTTTCTCAATTGTTGCACGGATTGTGTGACCAATTTTATTATCTTTTTCATCCAAAATTTGTGCATCTTTACGCATCACGGATTCAAAATAAATATTTGCACTTAAAGAATGATTGTATGTGTTTCCACCTGTAAATGTATGGTCAGGACCATACATATCCATAGAATCTTTTTTGTGATTGATAACAATGAATGGAATATCTGCTTTACCAACCTCAAGAATAAGCTTCCTGAATGTTGGAGTAAGGAATCTTGAAAGAAGACTCATATTCATTTTACCAATTGCAGATGTATCTTCACCTGGTGGAATGATAGCCCCCAAAGAGTCAAGTACAATAAGATTTACATTGATTTCTTTTTTGCAAATCTTATCCAATAAACCTTCTTTAGATTTACCTTTTAATACGTGTGATTTTGCATCTTCTTTTGGAACACCTAAAAGCATCTCAAAACATCGACGACCATTTGCTGCTTGTTCTTTTTCAACAACAATAATTCGACTAATATCACAACCCAATTCCATTGCCCACTTTTCAGAGAATGTACCCTCTGCATCAATAAAAACCTGATAAGACTCAGGATCTTGTGCTTGAGCATTTTTGATAGCAATAATCGCCATCAATGTTTTACCAGATCCACCCGATCCATAAAATTGGATAATTCTACCTTTTGGTAAGCCACCACATGATAATGCGTCATCAAGTAATAAAGAACCTGTTGGTACAACTTCTATTTTTTTATTTTCTGAGGCTATGTAGTAGCCTAGTTCACCTTCAGCTTCTGCGTATGATTCAAAAAATGATTTGAATTTATTTGACATGTTTTTCCTATTTTATAATCACCACCCACCAGTATCTACTGGTGAGTGACCTAATATTGTTTTTCTTAAACCTTGTGTAATATCTTTTGCATGATGATGATATTTGATAATTATATCATATTTTTTCTCTAATAATGCTTTAGCGCCTTTTGCTCTGGCTAAGGTTTCCTGCAAAGCCACAACATCTGGATCTGATTCTGAAGCGTATTTCCTCATATCTGCTGTTACTTTACTTCCAGGATCATATTCCAAAGCAACTTTGTTTTTTAATGAAGATACTTTTGACTCTAACATAGAAGTTGTTTTAACAATTCTACTTAGATATTCAGATAAAAGATCTGCAGCACGTAATGTTTTTACTTGAACCATTTCCGCATGAGGAATATCTGATAATTGATCCGATGCTAAATGTTGTAAAATTTCTTGAATTTCAGTTAAATCAAAGTCGGAGAATTTATCTTCACCCGAACCCATAATATCATTTATTGTTACCATAAAAATGCCTCTACAGATTATATATCCGTAGAGGCTGTTTCATTATTTTAACTTTTCATCTAAGAGCTTTATTTTCTCATCCAACATAATCATCTTTTGATTTACTTTATCCGATAATTCTTTTATTGTATTATACATAATTCTTGTATGCTGATGCTGAAAAATACTTATAATAAAAAAAGTTATTTCGTAAGAAATGAAATTCTTAGATGGTGGCTTTATAAATAAAATAATACCATTATCATCAGACTCAAATAAATCTTCAAATAAAACAGAACCACCATGAACTTCATAAGATTTGCATAACTTATTGTAAATATTAAATTCATCATCTGTAATATCTACTTTTTTATTATCAATTATTCTAATCATTACGCTCTCCTAAATCCACCACCAGAACCGTTTAATGCATTTTTTGCTTGCTTTCTTTTTTGCTTTTCTCTTGCATGGAAGATTTTTACCGCAGCATCATCTGGTAATGTTTTTGTAGATGCCCTCTTCGCCAAAGCATATGCCAACGGATGAATCTCATTTCCATAATCTTCATCCTCATCCTCATAGTCTTCGCCATTGTCTTCGCCATTATCTTCACCGCCATATTGGTTATTGAATAATTTATTCAATGATTTGGCATCTGTGAAGCCTTTAGGGATAGCATCTCCTGTTGGAGCAAGTAAGAGACTTTCTTCTGACTCACCTTTTTTAAATTTATCTGCTATTTCTTTTAGTTTTGATTGCTTTGTCATCACACCTGCATGTTGCTTATCCATGAATTTATTGAAAGACTCAGAAGGTTGATCGGATGAATCCGATGAATCTCTTTTGGGTTTTGCTTTTTTGGCGTATGACTCAAGTTCTTCTGTTGTTAAAACATGCAGCTTTAAATTGGATGTTATCCAATCTTTAATTTCAATTTCATACGTTTCGTAGTATTGTGAATGAATTGCGTTTAAACCAGCTAAACATGTTTTTAATTCAACACTCATGATCTCTCCACCACAAGATGGACAAATATTTGAATCAATTGCATACTTCCATTTTGGGTCAACTATACTTTGACAAGATTTACATTGCATAATATAAAAAACAGGCTTGAGCGCCTGTTTTTTATATATCATCACTTTTATCTTCAGATTATTTTATTTACTCTCTTAATAATGGTTCATGGAAAGATGTTCTTCGTGGCATATAATGCTCTGGCACATTATCTATATGCAAAATCGTAGCATCAAAAGAACCACCAATAAAATAATCAACAAGCACACAGATACCATTATCTGATATTTCTAATAAATCGTACATTGATATACTTCTAGATAAGTAATCATCTACTAATTTTTGTGATGTTCTAACACGAAGCATACGCATTGAATCATTGTCTTCTTCACAATATTTTTCAATAAATAAGTTACCATACTCATCACCAAGCAATGTTAAAATAGGACCTTGTAGATATTCTAGATCTTCAATTACATCTGGTAACTTTACATTTGGATAAGGTATTCCTTCTTTTTTTGAAAGTTTAGGTCTACCATTTGGAGGCGTAGGTTTATCACTTGCTTGTATTTCTTCGCCTGTTTTTAATAAGGATAGAACATCTATATATCTATGGTAAATAAATATAAATAATATTTTAATCCATGAAAGAATCTTCGTCATCTTCAACCAATCCTTCATTAATAAGTTCATCCTCAATAGAATCTAAATCACTTGAATTAGATTTGTTTGTTTTTAAGCTGACTTTTTTATGAGCCAATTCTTCTTTAGATGGAATTGGTGGTATTGGTAATACATCATAAATGCCATTCAAAATAAGCCCCATTGTTTCGTTATACACATTTACAGTGCAGTAACTTTTAACAGCCACACCAGACTCTACTTTTATATCTTTCTTAATAAATGCATTAAGTAATTTTTCCCAATCATCTGGGAAAACTGTTAAGTCTATTGTTTCATTATTCTTGTCTTCAACCATACATTTAGCCATTGTTCGACCAAAGTATTTAGAATCTTCTTTCTTAATCTTAAATGCAAAGAAATCTCTTAAAATAAAATGAAATGGATCAACAGGATACTTATCCCTCATTTTCTTTATATCAGCAATTGTTTTATGCTGAGGCTTAAATAAAACAGAATATCCATCTTTTGTTGGGCAAGAAAAAGCCTCACCAATAAATTTAGTTTCTAAAGCAAACCTTTCTTGAACAGTCCATTCTTTTTCTTTTGGAAATGGATACTCAAATTGCTTTTCTAATGGATCATTTTTCTTTAACCAAACTTGTAGCTTTTTACGATAGTCAGATGTATATAAATACATTGTTTTTCTATTCATCTTAAATCTATCAAAACCACCTGAAGCAATAATTGCTTGTATAGCATTCGCACGAACAGTACGAGAGTTACAGCGACACATAAAATCAAAATAACTTGTAAAAGGTCTGTTTTCAACAATGTTTTTTATAGCATCATCACCAACATTTTTTAAACCCTTAAAACCAGTAATTAACTGATTCTTATTATTTATACTATAATTATCTTCTGATTCATTTACATCTGGTGGTAAAATATTAACGTTTAACTTACGTAACTCATTCTTATATTTCAACACATTCGCATCTGCATCTGGTGCGGAAGAATGACTTTCTTGAATTAAATTCGCTAACAAAAATTGAATTGGATAATTTGCTTTGTAATAAGCAGTATAATAACTGATCATAGAATACATAATACTATGAGAAATATTAAAACCATAACCACCAAATGGTAAAACAACTTCATCCCAAATTTTAACAGAAATATCATCAGGTACATTATTCTTTGTAGAGTCATCAATAAATTCTTGGCGCCACTTTAAAGCTTTTTCTGGATTCTTACCTTTTTCTTTTGTAAGTTTACGTAAACGATCCGCTTCATGCAAAGACCACCCGGCAATATCTTGCGCCAAATACATTAAAGATTCTTCATACAAACCAAAACCATAGGTTGCTCCAAAAGCCCGATTAAGTCTGGAGTCAATAAGTTTCAATGGTTTCCTGCCATCTCTTGTTGCAATGAAATCTGTTCTTATTTCTTTTGCAGAAGGACGAGCTAAAGCATTGATATGGCTAATATCTTCAATTGTTTTTGGTTTTATCTTTTTACAAAGTTCAGTTGTTCCACCAGATGTCCCCAATTGGAAAACCCCAAGAGTATTACCATCACATAATAATTGATATGTTTTCTCATCATTAAATGGTATGTCATCAATGATTGGAGCTTTTTGACCTGACTTTTCAATAAGTTCATTTGTCATTGTTAAAATATCTAATGTAGATAATCCTAGTAAGTCCATTTTAACAAGCCCCATTGCCTCTGCATCATCTTTTGTTAGCTCAAGGGCAAGTGAGTTGTCTTTATCGTGGCGAAGCGGTACAAGTCCTTTTAAAGACCGTGCGCCTATTACTAAACCAGCAGCATGGGTTGACCAAGCTCTAATTTTACCAGAAATATCTTTGTATCTAAGAATCTCTGGATACTTTTTACAATACTCAACAAATAAAGGGCATTTTTGATAAGCGGATTCTACATTACGAACTTCTTTATCAGAAATACTATCCGCAATTTCATCACCAATTGTAACAGCTTCATCACGGCTTCCACCTAATTCACAAGCACGAGCAACGTCTCTTGCATATACTTTTGCTGTAACTGTATTTAAATTGGAAACGTGAGCAACGTTGTTTGAACCATATTTGTTGATAATATATTCTTCAACTTCATGACGACGAGAAGTTGCAAAGTCAACGTCAATATCAGGGAATGATGTTTTTTCTTTATTGTGAAAACGAGCAAAGATAAGTTTATATTGAATTGGATCAGCTTTATGAATGTTGATAAGATAAGCAACCAAACAACCGCCAACAGATCCACGACCAGGACCAACTGGAATGTTCTTTGACTTAGCCCAATTAATATAATCAGCAACAATCAACATGTAAGATGAAAAGCCATGAAATTCTAATACATCTAGCTCTTCAACCAATCTATCTTCATAAACCTTTTCTTCTTCCTTTGACATTTCCCTTGAAAGAAATAAGCGGCTTAAACCTAAGTTACATTTATAGCGAAGATAAGATTTATCTTCTGATAATACCTGCACATCACTTGGTTGATTTGATAGCCATTGCTTATACTCAAAATAATCTTTTTCATCTGATACTGGAAATATTGGCAGTTCTTTACCACTTGGGTTAGAGTGCTTTGGATTTATCCAATCAGGATTCTCACACAAATTAGCAAAGTAAACGCTATTATTTACAAATTCAATCGCATCTTCTTTTGGGTAATTTCTAGCAAAAAAGTTAAAAACCTCTTCACCTGTTTTGAAATAAAAATCAGGATTTGGGAATTTTTTTCTGTAGTTAGAGAATTTATTTTGATGAGAGCCAATAGCTAAAAAAACATCATGTGTTTCATGATCTTCTTTATTTATGTAATGTGTATTTACAGTTGCAACAATCCTTACATTGTATTTTTTACCTAAATTGTAAATCTGACGATTCAAAAAGTTTTGATCAAATGCATTGTAATCATGAATCTCTGGTCTTTTAATATTTGTTGTTTGAACTTCTAAACCAAGATTATCACCAAATAAAGAAATCAAACGCTCCAATGTTTTTTCAACATTTTCTTTGTTGTAAGACATTAGGTCTTTTGATAAGATTCCATTACCCGATCCTGTTAAACAAATTAAACCTTCGCTATATTTTTCTAGTAATGACCAGTCACAAACAGGAATGGCTTTTTTGTCTGTAAAGATGCCATTTTCAAATGCTTCTTTATTTAATTTCAATAAGTTAGAATATCCAACTTGATTTTTAGCCAACAATACAATAGACTTTAAAATATCTTCTTTGTTTTTATTATCATCTGTAAAAGATAATTCAACGCCAATAATAAACTTAATGCCTGTATCTTTGTACAAATTGTACCCAGACCAAGCACTCGCTAATGAATTTGTATCAGTAATTCCTACTGACTTTTGATCCAATGTCTTTACTTTTTTAAATATTTCCTTAACAGTTGATAAGGATGATAATACAGAAAATTCACTATGATTATGAAGTGATACGAATTCCATGTTGTCTTTCTTTACCCTTTTAAAAGCCACTTATATTTCAAAGCATTACTGACGACGTGCCAGTGCAAGAGCGTTTTTGAACACCAGCTTCCCGTCCAGGGTTCAAGCGTCACTATAACCAAGCAATTCGGGGGTCAATTCAAAATCATTCCCTCTTATTTTTTCAATAACCAAAAACTTATTCTTCCAAGCTTTTTTGTTTTTGGATTTCTGCAATAATATTTTCTTCAATCTATCATATTTTGTATATTTATGTCTTAATAAAAAATGAGAAAGTAATGAAATATCATTCCAATAATATTGCACCAATTTGTATGTTTTTTTATATAGCTTTTTTTTATAATTTGTTCGGTTTGTTTTTTTGTTTAAATTTGATTTTGCAATAATTTTTGATATTTGAGTTAAATCAAAAGAAGATGGTCTTTTTAAGAAAAAAGGTAATTTGGAGTTTCCAGTAGACAAATAATAATGGTAACTTTCAGAAGCTAAACCAGCATAGAAAAATTGTATTATTTTTAAAGCATATTTATCATCATCAGATTGATAATCTATATAAAAAGTTTCACCATGAATATACTTTTTGCTATGCATAGAAATAGAATCAATAAACAAACAATGATGTAAACCAATGATAGCATGTGCTGCTTCATGGAAAGCCAACAAAATTTTTTCATATACCAAGCCTGTATTTCTCATTTTTATTACTTCCTAACGATTGGAGCGTTCAGTCGAACTCGAACCAAAAACAACTAGAATGGAAACCCACTAATTATCCTAAAAATACCATTTTGTATTTTAAATACGTTTTTATTTTTAAATCTTCTGATTTAATATTTTGCGCCAATCTTTTATAATTAAAAGTATCATGTAAACTAACTCTATTATTACTAGTGCACCAATTAAACAATATCCATATTTCTTATGTCTCACCAATGTCCCGCGCTTTATTCCAAGACTCATTGTTGATCCATATTTCTTACGAATACATCCTTTTGATGGTATTAATACATGTAACTACCTTCTGGAAAATACTAATGGTTCTAAATATGTTAATCTTTTATTCTCTGGTAACTTATCGCCACCTAAAACTAAATTACATAATGTCCAACTATCTACAGCATGTGCCTCAAATATTTTATCCAATTTCTTTGAAGTTTTCTTTAAATTAAGTCTTTGACGCTCATTATTCTTGCTCTTTTTTCCGAACAAGGCATTAATGACTTTTTATTTTTATCTAATACTGGTATCATACTTTATCTTTGTTGCGCTTACGCGCCTTGTTTTAATTTCTCTTCGCTACTCGTCAATATAGGGAAAAAGGACTAGAGAGGTATCCTTAATGTATAATGGTCTACCACGACCTATTGACTTAGTTGACTTCAAATAACCCTGCTTACGCATGATTTTGTCTAAGCTAATCTCCATTTACTTTACTTAGTCTTGGTTAAAGTTTTCATAAAGCACCTATTGCTAGGCTGTTGATATTCTATTGATATTTTTTTCTTAATTTTGTTAGATTACTCATGCAATTTTAAAATATTTTCTATGTTTGATATTACATAATTTGTATCTTTGTTTTTGAATTTCAATGTTAATTTATTTTGACCAATTGTACCTGTAATAATGCAGTCATCATTTTCCATGTAAATAATTCCATTTTTTGTAAAATGTGACAATTCATTAAAATGAAAAGAAGCCAGATGAGATATTGTTAATATACTCGCTGGCTTCTCCAATATAAATATAATGCTTTGAGCACCACAGCATGAATTAATTGATAGCTTTTCAAATTTCATGCATAGATGCTGTCTTATTCTTTTTCTTCAGAGGAATCTAAATCGATACCTCTACTTTCCATTAGCCATAAGCAATATTGAATTTTGGCTGATTGCACACCTTTTGCTTCATTGTAAGGACCATTTAAATCCTTTATAATTGCTTTTGCTGCATTTAGTTTTTCATCAACTGCTTTTTCTTTTTGAATGGTATAAATATTGCCTTCACAATCTACGATGATTTTTTTCAAATCTTTTGTATCTACAGATTGTATTTCATCAATCCAGCCAGTGGGTAGTTTTTTTGCTAATTTTTGTGGGAATTCATTTTCATCTGACATAATAATTACTTTCTAAATCAAGGTAGCAAAATCGTACGTTTAGCCAATGTTTCTAAAACGTGTATGTTTCTTATTTTTTCAAACATCAATTGAATTGTTCCATTATCTTGGGCATTACGTATAATCTTCTCAAAATAATTTTCTTGACCAGACTTTCTAGCTTGTTGATACAACATATCTAAAACTTCAGTATCTGATAAGAATGCCTCAGGATCATTCATTTGAATAGCTCCCAAGATAAGTGAAAGCTTTAAAGCTCTTTCTGCAATAGTTAAGAATTGATCTTTCACAGATTGTGGTACAGAATCATAATCAGCACCCATAGATTTTAATTGTGCCTTTGCTTGTCTTTCAGACAAAAATGCAGGTACTTTAAAATCATGCATATCGATAAGTTTATCACCAACAGCATCATTTACTTTTTGTTGCAATTCCAAGCCAATTTGTTCATGAACAAAATTGCTAATCACACCTTTTAATTCTTCGATTGAAGAGTATCCGGATTTCTTAGCCAATTCATCATCCAAAGGTGATGGTATTGATTTTGATCCAGCTAAAAGAGTAACTTCAACTTCAACTTTTTGGTCACCTAACTCAACCAATAATTTTGATTTGTCATTTAAAACAAAACGTCTTGTTTCTGTTAGTTTCATCCCCAATAAATTGGTGTCAAATTCTGGTATTTTTGAAAAACCAACATCAATCATTTCCCCCTCTTGAGAAAGTTCTTTTTTAAGAACTCCATCAAAGAAATAATAAACATCAATGATTATAGAATCATTTGTTTGAATGAAATCTTCTTCTGTAAAAGAAACGATATCTGAAAATTTCCTTCTTACATCTTCTAGCTTTTGTTGGACAATTGCCTCTGCATCTGCTGAAGAATAAGGTTTAGGAACTTCTAAAGAAGATAAATCTTGAAGATCAAATGTTGGTGCACTTTCTACGATAAAAGTACATTCAAATTGATCTTTGTCAATTTTGATATCCAATGGTGTTTGATTGATTGGTTTTAGTTTTTGATCAATAACAACATCATTGAAAGCTTCTTCAACATAAGCTTGTTTTAAAGCTTCATCAATTTGTTTTTTGTAATAAGAAATTACAGTTGCTTCTGGCGTTTTGCCTTTTCGATTGCCTGGTACTGGCGCTGATTTGAATGCCTTTATTACATTTCTTTTTTTATCAGACATTTTTTTATCTGATAATGAGCATTTATAATTTATTTTTTGTTTACAATATTCTAATTCTTGCGATTCAATTTGCATTTTGTTTTCACCAATTTATTTCACCAAATTTGTTTTTATTTTTGAAAGAACTCATTCTTGCCTTAAATTCCATACCAGGTTTACAATAATGATCTGGATCTTCATTGTATTCTGAGAATTCGCAATAACTGCATAATGGAGTTACTGTAGGCTCATAACGTAGCTCTTCCCTGATTTGTGCGCCGTACTGCTTATATTTATCGTGGATCGTGACGATCTCATCTAAATTAAATTCAACAGTGACATGCTCGAAATTGTTTCTAAGCAAAACATAACTTGCTCGTACTTTTGTTAATGTTGGATCATCTTTCCACATTACATAAGCATATGTTAATAATTGAAAATAATCTTTTACAAGATATTTTGAATTCTTAGATGTTTTATAATCCGCAACATGAACAACCCCATCAGGATCTATTTGAACCTTATCGATCATGCCATTTAAAATAACTTCATCATCAATATTAATATTGAATTGCTTTTCAACGCCAATAACTTTTTCTACTTTATTTTCTTTTTCAAGTAAAGCCATTCTTTCAAGATATTTTTTCATAATATCTTTTACTTCAGCTTTTTGCTCTGGTGTTAATTTCTCACGATATTCTTCCAAAGCGCTTTTAAAAGCTTTCGTCATCACTACATTATGAGGTTCTGTTGAACCTTCCATGTAAAACAAGTGAAAGTCTTCTAAAACTTTGTGTGCGAATCTACCAAAAATATGATGCTCCCACTCTTTTGTGGGCATCTTTTTAATGTAAACAAATTCAAATTTTTTCTTACATGATAAATATGTTTTTGTTTTTGAAACACTTAACTTTAATATTGGTAAATGTTTTTTTTCAGGTTCTGTTTCTTGATTTTTTGTTATATTATATTCTTTTTCAGGCATTGCATATAATATATATCAGTCGAAAAAGTAAGGTATCAAAATAGATAACGCCTCATGCCTGGATACCATTTGAAAACAAATCCACAAGAATTTGGAGCACGTGAAAAAATAACATTTTCCAAATGACCACTATTTTCTGAAGGTGTATAATTATATTTTGAAATAATCCAGCGCAAAGACCTTGAGTCAAAATAATAATGTGTATATGTATTATCTTTTGAATTATAAAATTGTCTCACCAAACTACCTGTTGGAGAAGTTGTGTCTTTTGAAGCAATAAAATAATCATTGCGAGGTGATTTTGTTTTATTTACAATTGGTGGTATAGAGAAATTTGTTGTATGAATAAGTGGCGGATCTTCTGGGTTTTGATCTTCTACATTATGATAAATAACCATTGACTTTGGATTAAATAACATCTTTGAATAAAATGTTTCTTCAACAGCTGGGGGATCTTTTATATAAGTAACTGTACCAGGCAATGTACCAACATTTGGCAATAAAGGTTTGTTTTGACGATCACTTATTGTATATATTTTATTGTTTGATTCAATGTAATTATTATTTGTAAACCCAGAAGGATTTCCATCATTATCAAAACCCGTAGAAACAAGAGGCTGCGATGGGTCGCTTATATTCAATCCTGAGCCCCCTTCAGGGATAATGACCGAAGTATGCGGTTGCACACCGGAACCAAAGGGAAACGTCATGTAAGGTAGCTCTGTGCCCACTGCCTGAGAATTGGTTGATCTTATATTGCGAACATTATCACCATTTTCAGCACTATACGTTTCTGTTAGTATTGGAGAAGAATCAATGCCATTTGATGCTAATACTTTTAAAGTAACTGTTGTTTTATTTGTTGGTAAAAGAAGAGTATCTATGTATTGCTCTGAATACAAAGTTGGATCAGTACCATCCAATGTATAAAAAATAATACAAGGAATATTGGCTGTTATTTTTACGTATTTTGGAATACCAACAATAATGCCTTCTTTAGATTCTGTGATTTGAACGGAAATAACTGACATATTAAACCAAGTTAAAGAATTTTTTATTTTTATTTACAAAACCCTTGGACAATAAAAACCTGTAAATTTGATTAGCAGCACGTCGAAATATTTCTGCTATTTCAAAATATTCTTTAACACCCTCTCTTCTGTATGCAATCAAAAACTCATTATAATAATAATGATACTCTTGATCGGGGGACTTGTTATTTGTCCACTTAATATCCTTTATACCCAAAGTAAAAGAACATGAACAAACTTTCACTTTATTCATGCCAGAATCAATAAGATACTCCAAAAATTTAGTGTCACCTAAATTCTTGTATTTACTTAATACTTCATTTTTGAAGTTGGATTGCATTTGTTTAAATGCATAATAATTGATTACTATCGATTATTATTTCTTTATAACCAATGATTTCAAACATTTATCAATTTTTTGATAAAAACTATCAATACTTAAATCATTATTAATAACATAATCAAACTCATCATCTAAAATGAAATCCATTTCGTTTTCGGATGGTGAATCTATTTTAGATATTTTCTCTCTTTTCACACGTATCATAAAAAAACCATTTTTCTTTAAAGAATCAAATTCATTTCTAAATCTAACATCTGAAAATATAAATGATTTTTCTTTTGATTTTCTTACATCTGCCAAGGCAGATTCAATCCAAATATTTTCATTATAATTTCTACCATTTGTCCCAATATCAATTAAAAGCTGTCTTACTGTTAGTTTTTCATTTTCTTTAAATGAATCATCTATTACAGAAGCTCTTAATTGTGAGGGTCCATAAATCCATTCTTTTGGAATATCAGGGTACATAATACCAGCTATTTCTTTTAATGGATCGGCAAATGCTTTTTTTGTTAAATTGAAATCTTTCATCATTTCGTGATTTAAAATAAAAGAAGCGGCAGTATCTTTTCCTGATCCTGCCTTACCTGAAATTGCTATCTTAACTTGTTTCATACAATCCTTGATACTTTATTATAATCTTGGGTTATGTTTATTGTATTATTCATTTTAGACTTAAATTCTTTATTATGTGAAATTACCAAAACTTTGAATATTTCTGAGAATTTTTTAATAATCTCATAATATGAATCAATAGATGATTCATCCAAAGGATGATCTACTTCATCTAATAATAACATTCTAAAATCACTGCCAATAATGTTTTTTAAAATAAACATCAAACCTATCTTTAGAGAAAAAATAGCAGCTAAACTTTGTGCTCCTGATAATTGCTCAAATACACGCTCTCTACCATTGATGTGATAAAATATATCTAGTGTATCTTGAGATTCATCTTTTTTCATTCTCTGAGTAGAAAATGATAAACTTAAACCTTCATGCAATTGTGGCAATATATTATTCGCTTCTGCCTGTAAATCATCTAACATATTTTGAACAATAAAGTTAGGAATACCAGTAGATGAAAACGCTTGGACAACATATGGATAAGCTTTTATCTTTTCATTTAAATCTTGAATTTTTACATTTATCTCTTGTATTTTTTTAACATTCGCTTGAATTGTATCTATCTCATATTGATAATTATTTATTGATTGACTTGATATCTTTGATTCAAAAGCTTTGATTTGATTTTCGATATCTTCCTTCTCAGATAAACATTCTTTATAAGCCTTGTATTCATCTGTAATTGAAATATCAATATTTGTTTTTGATAAATCATCAATCTCTTGAGAAACTTTTAATATCTTTTCTTTTTCAACATTCAATTGTTGATTATATTCCTCATACATTTTCTTACGCTCCTCATAAAGAGGTTTTGCATCTTCAATGTATTTAGTATGTTCAATTATTTTTTGATTATTCTTTTGACCATTTGTAAATAACACATTTAATTCATTTAATGTTTTTATAGTATTTAATAATTGCAATTTATAATCAGTTAATTCTTTTTCTTTACTTGAAATGGAATTATCAATATCTTCTTGACATTTTTGAAGATGCTCTTTGGACAAATCATTTCTACAATAATCACATTTTGTTCCACTTGGAAGTGGAATTTTTAACTTTTTAATTTCATCTTCAATTTGCTTGATACTTGACTTTAATGAAATAATATTATTTTCAGTAGTTGATATTTGTGATTTAATTTCATTTAAATCAACATTTGATAACAAAGATAAGTTTTTCTTTGATTCATCAATTTTAGATACAATTTCTTTTGCACTAGCTGCTGTTTGAGATTTTCTCGTAGAAATAGTGGTGATGTTTTTATCAACATTTACTTTATCTAAAAGTAATGTATCTATTTTTGATTTAATAGATTTGTAATATGTTTGCTTCTCTAAAACCTTTTGATGTTTTAATGAATATTCGGGTTTTTTAGAATCTAAAAGAAAACAAAGCTTTTCTTTTTCAGCAACAAGTTGTTCTTTTATTTTATTACTTTCACTTATCTTCTCTAGTAAAGCAGGTATTTTGTAAGAACAATCTTCCATGACTTCTAGCTGGGCATTGTACTTGTCAATTTCTTTTTGAAGCAATGAGCTTTTTTCTTTTGCTATTTTTTCTAACTTTGCATAAATGGCTAAATTCAAAGATTCTTTTAATAAAGATTTTCTTTTTGTAGGTGTAAGTTCTGCCAAACTAGAATTATCATCTTTTTGAACAAAATGAACAGTGCTTCTAAAAGAAGTGTAATTCATTTTTATTAATCCACTTAAGAACTTTTCTGTGTGTGAAGTTGTTCTTGATGACAAATCCTCCCAATATGGCTCCGAATCTTTACCAAAAGACTTATGCAAATCATTATCTTCTTTTAGTTTTAATATAGTTAAATCTGTACTTCCTCTTTTGTTTCTTGAGCGAGATACACGGTATGTATTATCATCTAACTCAAAATCCAAAATAACTTTGCATGAATCTTGATCATCTCTAATAATTCTTTCTAATGCAAAATCACACTCATTGAATAAAACATATTCAATGGCTTTAAACAAAACACTTTTTCCAATTGCATTTGTTTTTGTGCTATTACCTTCTACCGCCCCTGTAATAAGTGCATATGAAAACTTTGTAAAATCAACCGATGATTCTGCGAAACAACAAAAATCTTTAACATATAATCTTAAAGGTAACATTCATTTCTCCAATGAGTTAAATAATTCAATCATAATAGAAGTTGCCTCATTCCTTATTGAATCGGGAAGTGTTTTGCTATATTCTACAATAGATTCTTTTACAGAAATTCCAGCAGAAATATTTGTGTTTTTCTTTTTTACTAAATTTAGCTTCTTGCTTTCAGTAATAGAAGAAACAGATCTCACACCATTTGCTTCAAGCATTTTTTCTATTTGTTTTTTGTCCGTTGATTTTGTACCAACCGAATTTGATTCTATTTCAACTTTAATAATTTGATTCTTTAAATCAAGTTTTGAAATATAATCCTTTACATATTCTGTTCCATCTTCAATATTTTCTGGAATTGAAATGCTAATTTTATGTAATTTTTTTGTAGGGATAACTACTGTTTCATGAGAGAAGTTATCATAATTAAAAACAACAATATTTTTTATATGTTCAGACTCTCCAAAGTTAGAAATATCCATGCTTCCAACATGACTAATCAAAGGTTTTTTTGAAAGAACTTGTGGAGTGTGAACATGTCCCATCCAAACAGCATCATATCCTTCAAAATAATCCAATGGAACAATCAACTCATTAAGCAAATCATCAAACTCATCTCCAACAGGGATTGAGCCTTCTAAGGCTAAATGTCCTATGCAAATTTTTACCATTGAGTTTGGTATTTCAATTCTTTGATAATCCAATGTAGATTTGATCTTGTGCAATGCTTCAATTGGTGTTTGAACAAAATATGACTTTTTATCTCGAAATGGTGCGATTGTTATACCACAATTTCCAATATATATATTTGTAAATGAATTGTAAACATATACATTTGGTATTTCAGCTTCATTTATAATATCCAATGGTGAGGTATAAAAATTACCAAATCTAAAAAAATCATGATTACCAAATATAATATGAATTTCTATATTATTTATAGAACATGATCTTAACCATTTAATCAATTCAACAATAAGCTCTTGATTTGGTTTTGGGTCTTCAAATAAATCTCCTGTTATAATAATATGGCTACAATGATTATTTATTGCATAATCGGATACCCAATGTAATAAATTGAATTGATCTTGTATTTTTGAATTTGACAATAGTAAAGCATCGCTTTTACCTAATGCAGAAGCCCCCTTACCAATGTGTGGGTCTCCTAGAATAATTGCTTTTGACATACGTTGTTCTCTATAATGAAATCTTGAATCTTTTTATCTGTTTTTTCAATCAAAGATAATAATGCTTTTGGATTATCATTTAAATTATACTTATCATAAAGTATATCAAATTTCTCCAAAACATTTTCTAAGAAAAGTGAAAACTCTTCTGAATTTACATCACTTCTTATATTTCTTATTTTTGTGAAAAATAAAAGTAAATTGTCTGTAAGGTCTTCGTAGGGTTCATCTGTATATGTCGCATCTTCGCAGTTGAACAACTGAATTATTTTGCGCGCCGCTTCAATCGGCTTACAATTTTCATATGCGCTTACAAAGTCAACAGCATGAATACCTGTTTTACACCCAAAACACCAAAATGTATTTTTATCTGGATAATAGTAAAAAGAAGGTGTGGATTCACGCCCTTGTGCATGTGATTTAAAAGGACACTTTATTTTCCTATTACTTTCAGATAATTTTAAGTTGTAGTATTTAAACAGCTTTGTTAACTTTAATGTATTTGCTGTTTTAAATATATTGCTAGTTGTTTCCATAAATATAAAAGGCGCTTTGCAGCGCCTAAATTAGTAAGTGACTTGATTTTGTGTTACTTTGTCTATCTCAGATAGTTTATGCTCTATACTATTCAATCGATCTCTCAATGAATTCATAAGAGTTAAAACAAGAGTCATACCAACCAAAGAGCCGGTTCCTTCTGGTTCATTTTCATCTTGATTTAAAGATGAGATAAGTTCAAGCAACTCCTTTAAATTTGATCTTTCCATTTCTTTAACAATAACGCTTTTGTTTTCTGTTAAAGTTTTGTTATCAAAATCTTTTTTGAATTTCAAAACAGACAATGCTGCTTTTTCTTTGTTTTTTCTTTGCTGATCAATAATCTCATCAACCTTCTCATCAAATTGCTTAACAGTTGGTTGCTCTTTATCCGCTTTCTTTTTATCAAAAACAGATGGCTTTGAGAAAAAACCATCTTTTAAAGAACCTGATGGTTTAGAGTCATTACTCATTTTTTTCTCTCAATAACAACAAACTTATCTACTTGACTAATCGTAAATCCAAATGGCGCAACATATTCTTCAATGGCTGGTAAAGCCGCTGACGCCTTTAATGTAACATACAATTTACTTGGATCAACTGTAACGGGTGTTGCGTGTGTGTGAACAAATTGTTTTGGCAATGAAAACAAATGTATTTCAATATTTTTAATGGTATCCCAAATAACATCAGCTTCACTTCTTGAATGACTTTGTGTAAATGTTGGTTGTGATGTAGGTTGTACAACTGTTTCGGAATCTTCAATACGTTTAATTTTTGTCATTTTTTTTCTCCAAAATATTTAATTAATTTTGATTTTAGCGCGCTCGCCATAACTATACCCTCTGTGCGTGATCTCTCTATCTTGTCTTTTATAAAAATAAATGTTGGCACACAAGTGATGTTATGTTTTATTTTTAATTTTTCAAATTGATAAACATCAATAGCAAATATATCACACTTGTATTTTTCAGATAAATTATTAAGTACTTTAACAAATCTTTGTTTAAAAGGCATTTGCTGTGTATAAAAATACAAGATGCAATTTTGTGTTATTTCAGATTCATTAACTATAAAAATCATTACACTTCTTTTTTCTCTTTTGCTTTAATATCTGTTACTTCTTTTAACTTTTCAGTCAACATGTTTGCAAGATCTAAATGATAAGTACTTATATCCTCAGACTTAAGAACTTGTTTATCTATTAAAATCTTTTCTAATGCAGAAACTCTAACTAACAAATCAGCAACCAACACAATTAATTCTTCGTTCATTTTTTTTCCTTTTGGATGCAAGAAAAACAACCCATAGATTGTTCTACTTTAACAGTTGTTTTTAAACAATGTTGACATTTTTTATCTGCGCATAATTCGCAAATAACATACAAAGAAAAACAAATTGGTTCCTTACATTTAAGACACAATTTATCTTTCTTTATATTCATTAGTTTTTGGCAGGTATTACAAAGCATTATTTTTTTAGTTTTTTCAATAGGCTTTTGAAAGATTTTTTATCTGTATACCAAGCGATTATTTTTTTAATATCTTTATAGCCTTCTAATGGATCAGACTTATCAATGCATTCTTTGCATATTTTAAAATTTGTTACATTAATTTCACTTGACACTTCATCATCCAGTAAATCTGGATCAAATTCTTTGGCACAAACAATACAATTAATATTCATAATCACACTCATCTCTAAAAAAATTATCCCATTCTTGATTCCAATCCAAAGGACGATCTACCAACATTGTGATGGGTATATACCTTGGAATAATAGGCATGGAATGAAGCTTCATATTAGCTTCCGAGGGTGTTTTACAATCTTTTTTATTATTGCATTCCCAACAAGATATTACACAATTTGTATATGTTGTTTTACCGCCACGAGATTGTGGAGTAACATGATCAATTGTTAGTTGTGTGGGAGATAATTTCTTTAAACAATATTGACAAGTAAACCTATCTCTTTTCGCTAAAAATCTTTTAGAAAAAGAAAGGTTCTTAAAACCATTAACTTTTACAAAATATTTTAAACGGATGATAGAAGGTTGCTTTATTTTTTTGTCCATAAATTTAAATTTACGAGAGTCTTCCCAATAAGAAATAACTTCTACTTTATCTTTAAATAAATATGTGAGAGCTTTTTTCTCAGAGACAAAATTAATCACCTTATAATCTTGATTCAATAATAATATTTTTCTATCATCCATGTTAAATATCTTTCCAGTATATAATGTCTAGCTCACGACAAAATCCTTTAACTCAAATAACCCTTGTCTTTTTTCAACAGTAATTGGGTATTTTATTTCAATTGGTTTTTTTATACCATTTACAGGTGCTTTTTGCAACTTAACCATGTATGTGCCAGGAGGCAAGGATCCGCTCCACCTTCCCGTATTGTTTGTTCTTGTTTTTAGTAAAAGCTCATTTGTTTTTTCATCCATTACTTCAATCGATGCCATGAACACAGACTTATTGGTAGATGTAATAATGCGTTGAGAGAAAGGCACAGAGCCCATCATAGGCGTTTTCGACTCGGTGGGTGGGGCGGCAGGCACGAAGTCTTCAGAATCGATTTTAAACTTATCCTCGCTTGATAGCAATGCTGGTGTAAATTTTACATTTGTTTCTTCGCGCTTACTTCTAGGTGTTTCTTGTGGGCTTTCATTTTTTTGAACAAAAGAACCTGATTCAATATAAGTTGCGCCATTATCTTTTTTCATAGGAATATGTTGATCATCTAACCCATCTGTAATAATAAATCTTGGTGTAACTTGAGGCTGAGATTCAGGTGCTTTATTTTGAAATACTTGTGTTATTTTATTGGATAGAATCTTTATTTGCAAATCCTGAGATTTAACAATACCAACCAATAAATCAATTTTAGATTCTAAATCAACCAAAACTTCTACTGCTGTTCTTGTTTTTACACTCATAAATTACTCCAAAAAATCTATAGCCAATTTTATTTTCTTATACACACTAATATTTGACATATCCACATTGTCTTTTAAACAAGAAATAGCTGTATTAAGAGCGCCAGATTTATTACCAACAAAAATAATTTCATCTATATTGTAAACAATATAATCACATGATTCTTCTTTTGATTCAAGATTTACTACATCTTGATTATTATCCAAATAACCAGAAGAAGGAATTTGATAATTCATATTTTGATCTTCATATTCAAGATCATCTTGTTTTTTATTTGAAGAAGGCTCTTGCTCTTCATCAACATATTCTTGAATATCAGTCTTATATTTGGTCCACTCTGCATCTGGTTTACGTGCTTCATTAAGTTTTTCTTCTAATTCTTCTTTACTTAAGAAAGTTTTTTTGCTTTGTGGTCTGTTTAAAATAGAATCATCAAATTCTTTTGGTTTTATATTCAATTGTTTGTATGCTGGTATGTATTTCATATAAAAAAGACAGCGTATAATCGCTGTCTTTTATATATCACTGATCTTGATAGTCTTTTTCTTTTGATTTGCCGTCTTTTTTATCTTTTGGCTTTTTGGCTTTTTCAGTTTGTTCAAATAACTTTGATTTTGCTTCTTGTCGTTTTCGACGGCGTTTTTGAGATGGCTTCTCGTAAGTCGATTTCTCCTTATAAAGAGAAATGATTTTTTCCTTTTGAACAAGCGCTCGAAACATTCGAGAGGCGCGATCGAAATTACCGCCATGAACTTTTACTTCAAGTGGTTTTAAATCAAGTAATTCACCAGGACGAACAGTTTCAGTTTCTTTGTATTCTTTTTTCATAACTAGCCTCATTTAATATATTGATCAATTGAAAATTGTGTTTGTGAAGATTGTTTTTTATCATTCACGATTTGTTGTAATGCAGATTTTACATCTTTATAAGATGCTTTCAAATTGGACGTGTTGCTTGACTCTTTTTTAGACAAACATGAAAACATAGAAGAAACGTATATTTCTTTCAAATAAGCATAAGATAATTTATTTGAAAAACATTCTTTTGCTACCTCAGTATATTGCTTTTGAGTTAATGATTTCTTAAACCATTTCTTCAAATAAACTTCACACATTTCTTGTGTGGGTAACTTTATCTCAAATTTACGATCAAATCTTGATGGTCTTTCAAGAATAGATGACTTTAATTTCTTTGGATCATTTGCCGTTGCTACAATGAAAAAACCATTTGCAGAAGACACACCATCAAGCAAATTCAAAAATGCTGACATATCAATTGCACCAGATGCCATCATGGAATCTAAATCTTCTATATAAAGAAGAGCAGGGCTTTGTGTTTTTGCATAAGCAAATGCTTCTTGCAATGAAACTAAATCTGATTGTGGTGGAATGGTAATTGGCTTAAAATTATAAACAGACATTATTGTTTTGATAATGCTTGTTTTGCCAGTGCCAGGTGGACCCAGTAAAAGCATACCTCTTTTCCAAGGTATTTTATTATCCAAGTAAAATTGTTTGTTATTCAAAAATCCCTCAATTGTTGAAATAACTTGTTCTTTTGTTTCTTGCTCAAGAAACAGATCATCCCAAGATAAATCCTTGGAATAAGGAATAGGTGAGCTATTTACTACAGCAATAACATGATTCTCATGGTCTTTTTCAATAAGCCATTGCTCATATTCTTTCTTGAATTCAAGATACTTATCAAGTAAGGAATCTTCCACACCAACAACAAATGTTAATTCATCTTCATTGTTTGTACCTTTTTGAAACAAGGAAGATAATACAAATACTAAATCTCCCTTGGAAACTTTAAAAGCACCAATCAATATGTATCTTTCCTCAAGATCCGTTTGAGCCCATGATGTAACAGAATGCTTGTAAACGTAACTTACTTGAACATCCTTTTCTTTACAAAAAGAAACAAACTTATTATCAACCGTTATTTTATTATGTGCCAATAATGTGTATTTTTCGCCGGGTATTGCCTGGTCTAAATAATTTGAAACCATTTGACAATGCTCTCCGTAAGAATTTATATCTGATGGTTTAAATCCGGATGTGAGACTTTCATCTTTAATAAATTCTAATACGTCTTTATTTAATTTCTTTAATTCCATTAATTTTTTCAACCTTTTAGTACAAATTTACATTTTGGATATCCAGAACATCCTTTAAATGCTTCATTTGTTTTGCTGTTTTTTCTATCTACAAGCGGACTGCCACACGTAGGGCACATTGAGTAACCTGCATCGATATATGCCTTCGTTAAATCAATGCTCAATTCTTTATAAAATGAATCAAGAATCTGACCCTTATCACTTTTTCCAGTATGAATATCATCTAATGCTTTTTCCATATCTGCAGTAAATTTATAATTCATAAACTTAAAATACTTATTTAAAGTATCAACAACTTTAATACCAAGTTCTGTACCATAATACGTATTTCCCTTTTTTTCAACATAATTTCTTGCAATAATATTCTTTAATATCTGCGCAAATGTTGCGGGTCTACCAATTCCACGAGAATCCATTTCTTTAATAATGGATGCTACATTGTAACGCTCTGGTGGTTGTGTTTTCTTTTTCTCAATACTTAGATTCTTTGAGTTAACTTCAAACTCATCACCAACACTTAAATCAGGTAAATCAATGGCAGCCATGGATACATCACCAAAAACAGCCAAATATCCAGGGTCTGAAATGGATTTGCCACTTACCTTAAATGAATATGTACTAGATACATCCAATGCAGTTATTCTTAATGTGTTATAAATTGCCGGAGCACATTGGCTTGCAACAAAATACTTCCAAATCATATCATATACTTGTTTTTCTTCATTGCTTGTAAAGATAAAATCATTATCTGATTTTAAATCCAAATCTGTAGGACGAATACACTCGTGAGCATCTTGTGAAGAATCTTTATTTTTATAAAGATTTTCCTTAGGAGAAAGTTTGAATGAAGTTTCTCCCGCAATATAGGCTCTACAGCCTTCTGTTGCCTCAGGACTTGCACGCAAAGAGTCTGTACGTAAATAAGTAATCAAACCACGTTCATACAAAGATTGAGCAATTTGCATTGTATCTTCTGCTGAAAATGAAAACTTCTTTGCCATTACTTGCTGCAAAGAAGAAGTAATTAATGGTGGTTGTGGATACTCTGGTTTTTTATCAGAATCCACTTTCTTTATAATAAGTTTTGAACCTTGAATAATCTTTGATACACAAGATTCAGCATCTTCTTTCTTTAAGAATTTGCCATCCAACTTCAACTTAAATGATTTCTTTGGATGTTTAATATCCGCATATACATTGAAAAAATCTTCGGGCTTAAAAGCTTCAATATCTTTTTCGCGTTCACAGATAAGTCGAACAGCCACACTTTGTACGCGTCCAGCCGACATACTTCCTGTAAATGTTTTCATAAGATAAGGCGAAACCTTATAACCAACAAGCCGATCTAAAATACGTCTTGTTTCTTGAGATTCAACAAGTTTATAATCAATATCTCTCGCATTTTTCAATGCTTTTGATATGGCTGATTTTGTGATTTCGTTAAATGTACATCTTTTGAATGGAATATCTAATGTAGAAAGTCTTTCTTTTAAGTGCCAGGAAATAGATTCACCCTCACGATCAGGGTCGGTGCATAAATAAATGGTATCACAACCTTTTGCAGAATCCATTAAGTCACCAACTACTTTATATTTGTCTGGACTAATTACATACTTGGCTTTAAAATTTTTTTCTATGTCCACGCCCGTGTTCGCGTGACCATTCTTAGCTAGCTCAGTAATATGACCAAAACAAGCTTTTACAACATAATTGTCGCCAAGTGCTTCAGATACTTTTGTTATTTTACTTGGAGACTCTACTATAATAAGTTTTTTCATATTAAAACCCGATAATTGCTTGAAATTTGTAATTTATAAAATATTTTGTATTTTGGTGAATATCATGGAAAAAAGACAAATCATCTTTTACAAGCCATGCTGAATGTTTGCATTTACAAAGCATTACCTCAACAATCTCTTCCTCAGAAGGTTGCTTTATATTTTGAGATAAGTTAACCTTATTACCAATAAACTTTAAATTTTGTAATGTTATTTTTTTTGATTTTCTAATATCTTTTTCAACTGGTCTATGCAAACCAAATTTTGCAACTTTCATATCTTTTGGCATGAAAACAAAGAAAGCTGGGGAAGACCCACACTTTAAGCAAGCTGAAGCATTATAAAATATATGATATTTTGTTTCCATTATTTCTTTCTTAATTCATTTAGAATTCTATTGATATGACCTAATGCTCCAGATTCATGATGTGGCTTTATTTTAAAATAAGACACAATGTATTTTTCACACTCAGCATTTGGCATGTAAATTTTATTAAATGTATAGCTGGAAACATTGGCAATATGGTTTTGTAATGTATCTATATCAAGCAAAGACACCAGCTTACCAAAATAAAAAGGCTTCAAAACATCGGAGTTAGACCTTGTAAAAAACATATCCGTTGATGAATTTCGAATAATACCATTTTTCACACAACCTTCGAAAGTAGATAAGCCTTCAAATATATCGAAATCCAATATAGACATATTGGTTTTTTCTTTTTTATTGCAAAGATATTTATAAGGCAAATTATCTTCTAAGATTTGAATATATTTTTGAAATAACTTTGAGTGAAAATTACCAATTCTTGTATTGTTATACAAGAAATTATGAAATTCATTATTATCTATAAAATCATGGAAAGCTTGGTACATAAATGTTTTACCAAGTTTTCCATAAGAGTAATCATTGTAATAAGAATGACTTTCCAATTGCATTAATTTTGTTTTTAAACTCAAATTGCTACCTGAAATCGAGTAAGTTGTCCATTCATTTTCATGATTGCATCACCACGACCCATTAGTTTTTCTGCGCCAACTTCATCCAAAATGATTTTAGAATCAATATGAGAGGCGGTTCGACATGTAATTCTTACCGGGAAATTTGCTTTAATATTACCATCAATAATATTTGCGGCGGGACGCTGTGTTGCAGCAATAATAAAGATATCTGCAGAACGACACTTTTGAGCCAAAAAGCAAAGTTTACGCTTAAATTCTCCAGAGGGATCACTCATGACAATATCAGATAGTTCGTCAATAATTAGAAAATATGGAGGAACAGTCTTATAATCAAACTTACAATCTTCATTCGAAAAACGAATGCGGTAATCCATTGCCTTAATCAAAGAATCCAAAAATGTAATATAAGAATCAATATCAGAAAATACTTTGGAATTATTTTGATTGAAAAATTCATTCTTCTTTGGGTCGAAGATAAAAATATTATCCTTTGTGTATTTTTTATCAGCATTCAATCTTTGAATGTTTTTAATAATACTTTTCATAAGAACCGTCTTACCAGAACCAGTACTTCCACCAATCAAAATGTGAGGACAATCAGGCATAAACAAAGATACGTTTTCTCCAACGTATGTTTGACCAATATGAAATTGAGAATCATGTTTCATAATTTTATCTAAGAAAACTTTATCTCTGCTTTCAGAAATAAAAGTAAAGATAATTTCTTGATTCTTATAATCATGATCAATTGCTGGTTCATACTTTTGACCCAGCAAAAAAGCAATTTCAGGAATGTATTTTGTAAGATCTTTTATCTTACAACGTTCTCCCAATTTAATTTTCGCCCTAGATGTTGTTTGAGTATGTTCTACAGAGATACACTCAGCTTTAATTTTATAGTTTCGAAAAACAAAATTTACAGAGTCTTTGCTAAACATGCTTAACCTCAAGGGATACTATAAGCACGCAAACGCAACCTGTCAAGACCCTGGGAATGTCACCGGATCACCAACTTCTAATCCTAATTCACTATATGTGCCACTTGGTAATTCAATAATAAGATCTGATACTTTTGAACTTTTTATTAAATTTGTTGAATGTGGTATCCCATCTTTTTTATCTACAATTTTACCATTGCAGCAAAATACAATATCCAAAGGACTTGGAGTATTTTTCATCCAAAAAATATTTTCCTTTGGATAAGGATAAACAAAAGCCATTGCAGGTGGCTTCCATTTTTTAAACATTAAACCTTGCATTTGCTCTTCAGCTGTTTCTGCTATCAAGACTTCAATAGTATGATCTTTTATTTTTAAATTACTTTTTTTCATGTTTTGGTAATTTCTTTGTGTCTTTTACAAATCTATGCTTATCAAGAACATGTTTTATTTTAAGCATAGATTGATGAATGTTTTCTTTTTCATTCCTCAATCCTTTAATATCTACATCGGGATCCTCTAATCTATCCATTAGATCTTCTGCTATTTTACAGCACTCATCTAAAATTTGATAAATATCAATTCTTAAAGCAGATCCATTACCAAAAGATAAATGATTCTTTAATTTTAACCAAAGTCTATTTAAATAACCAGCTTGCTTTAATAATGAAGCTGTTGTCACCATAGATGCATCTGTGAAAAATTCATCAAAAAAAGAATCATCAATTTCTGGAATAACTCCGGTTTCCGCTATTTTTTTAAAAAAGAATTTGTTGGCTTGTGATAATTTATCAAAATCAAAAAAAGCTTCACTATTTTCTAAAGAATAAATATCTAATGTCGCACCATCATCCCAAATTTCATCAGCAACTTCACCCTTGTATTTTTTACGTAAATACTCTATGCCAATATTAATGATTCTTTTTGCAACACCAAGCTTGTAATCAGATTGAGCAAATTGACCCTGAAATTGATCTAAAAATGATTGTGCAAAATATTTGATAATATTTTGTGTATCCATTTCGTTAAAATAATCATTTAACATAACATGATTAATTTTGTTTTTTATGTAAGAAATTTCTTTTTCTGTCATATGATGCCCACCAGAAATATTTTCATTTATTTCTGGTGAATTTAAAACCTCATCAATATTTACAGAACTTATGTTTCCAGCTATTTCATTAATCTGCTCTTGACGTTCTTCTTTTGTGGGTGGAGTTGGGAATGTAAAACGTGTTTCTTTTTTAGACTCATTATTTACTTCTTCACCCACTTCTTCTGTTTCCAAAATAACCGGAACCTCATCGTTTTGATTTGTATGAGTTGTTTTATTTTCTAAAATATAATTCGGATTATCTTCAATAACTTGAATTAATTCCTCTGAGAATTCAATAAAAGAATCAAATTCACCATGAAACTTGGAGTAATCACTAAATACATCATATAAGAATTTATCTTTTACAGATGTATCTATTGTTTTCACAGAAAGAATATATTCTTGATATTTACGCATACTTTCTTCAAGAGTTGCCAATTGAGAAAGTAAAGATCGCCTGTAGTTTTGTGTGCGATCCCCAAACCATTTTCCACGAAGCTTAGAAATAAAACGAGTAAAAGAATTACTAGAATATTTGCTAAATTCTTTATTTTTTCTTTTAGCTAATTTTTTGTTTTTTAAATACTCTTTTTTATCTGTAAGAAATTTCTTTGTCAAAGAATTGATTTCATCAGATTGTGATAATATTTTATCAAACTTATCTCTTAAAGAAGATGGGTAATTAGAAACGTCTTCCTTATCTTCTAATTTATTTGATAATGTCTTTTTTTTAAACATAGCAAGATCTTTGTTGAAGTCAATTATTTTGCTTTTAAATTCTTTATGCAAAGTATGTGTGTTGGGTTTCTCTTGTTTTAACATGATTAAATGCTAAAAAATGACTACCAATATTATGATAGTCATTTTTTATCAATGTTCAATTATTTCATCTATAATGCCATATTCTAAAGCCTCTTCTGCAGTCAAGAACAAATCTCTTGAACAATCATTAATTACATCCTCTAAAACTATTCCTGTTTTATCAGATACAATTTGCATAATATCTACGTTCTTTTTATTTAAAAAAGAAAGATAATCCATAGAGTATTTTTCTTCGGGAGCATTTGGGAATGTACACTGAATACCATGAATCATAATATCAGAATGCTTAAATGCACTTCTTGTACCCGTCCCTGAACAAAGTAAGAATGCGCCTGCAGAATATGCTTTACCTAAACAAATCGTAGATACTGGGCATGGAATAAGTTGCATTGTATCATAAATTTGAAAAAATCCATCTACATCACCACCATTACTGTGTATATAAAGATTTATATTTTCATCTGGATCTTGAGCTGCATAATGATAAAGAAGAGCACAGATAATTGCGGCGGAATCTTTTGTTACATTTTCTTTTAAGAAAATAGAACGGTTTTTTGATAACTCTGCATATGTTTTTGCATGACTTGGATTTTCCATCACTGGAATATCTTGGTGTATTTTTTTACTCATACATCACTTCTTTCTGGTCCCAAAATACCATCAATGATTCCAATTTTCTTAGCTTGAACTGGAGTTAAATATTTCTTTTCTTCAAAAAATGTTTTTAACTGGATTTTTGGACAGTGTTTTTGCATTGCCTTTAAATACATATCATTATTAATTTTTAATCGACGCTGCATAATTGCGGCATCGATTAAATCTGAATAACCCATTCCATAATGTTTTAATTTGTCAATTCCAATTGTTGCATGTGGAGTGGCAAATCTAAAACCTGGTGTACCACCAACCAAAAGCAATACAGCCTCATCTTCTGCTGCCCCTGAACAAACCGTTTTTATAGTACAATCTACCATTTGCATGGCATCATAAATCATAAAAATATTACGAATGTCGCCGCCAGGAGAGTTAATAAAAAGAGTAATATCTTCTTTTGACTCTTGTGATTTTTGTAATATATTCGCTGAAATATATGTGGCGATATCGTCGGTTATTTCTTCATAGATAAAGAAAGTTCTACTTTCTTCTAATTTTGAAAAAACATCAATATATTCATCTCCCATAGGAGTTTCTTCACAAATTAATTTATTCATATATTCTCGCTCTTTATTTTACTATTTTAGCTTGTGCTTCTCGATCTGATGCACAATCCACACAAGTATCGAACCAAGGCGTGTAAGAAAGTCTTTTCTCAGCTATATCATCTTGGCAACTAATGCAAACCCCGTAAGTTTCAGCAGCTATCTTTTCTAAAGCAATATCAATTTTCTTTATTTGTCCACGTTTTCTTGCACTTAATGCTAAATCTACATTTGCTAAAATAGTTGCTTGAATATGATCTGTTTCATCACCTTGAGAGTCAAGTAAAATTTCTTTACTTAGTTCTTCTTCAAGCTTTGATTTCATTGTTCCAAGTTTTGATTTCATTTCTTTTAAAAATTCTTTTCTCATGATCTCTCAATTTCTTTTATGTGAATTACAATAGGTTTACTAGGTCGTTTCAAAGCATTATTATTTAACTTTGATATAAATATAATCATGGCGCAATCTACAGGATCTTTTAGTGGGACGTACTTCACTTTCCACCCCATGTAT